TACCAGTAAAAAATAGGGAAGCACAGTGAATGTACTTCCCTATAAGAAAAAACATACATTCAAAGCGCCACACCATTGCCCTTCTTCCATTACCACGTCATTACAGTGATAATCGAAAAAGAGCAATGGCGGTCAATCCATTGCTCTAACATCTTAACGCCTACGCTTTTTCTCCTTGCGGCTGACAGCTTGCGGTGTTAATTTGTCATTAGTTTGTTTTAATAGCGGTGCAACACACTTATCCAACCCAATAACCGCAGTCGCAGTCGCAGGGTCTACGCCAAGAGCGTCAAACATTTGCCGCGCCTCATCCACGGTAATATTACCGGCGTGCAGGTCCAGCGCAATAATCTTCGCCTGATAATGCTCAGAGCAACAGGCAGAAGCACGCCAAGAACCTAATTTAACCGAATCAGCGCAAGCGTCATAAGCAGCGCCGCACCACTGACATTCCAGCTTCGGCATTACGCTACATCGGGGATGACGAAGGTAAGCAGGTTCTTCTCCTCAGCACAATAAGCAGGCATCGCCTTAATAGTGAAGGGGTGCTTGCCATCGGTGGTCAGAGAGACATCTACGTTACCATCTACCTGAGCGTTATCGCATACAGCATAACCATAATACATGATTTCCTTATTGCAGATGTCACGGAACAGGCACTCTATCATCAGACGGCCAGACTTAGCAGAGACCTCGGCATTGTCAACAACGCGAGAAGCTTTATTAGTCTCATTGGCCTCGTACTCATAGGCGATAAGGAACATATCGCCATCCTGAGAGCCAGTAGGAGGGGTGAAGGTGGTCTTATTGCCAGTAGTAGCCATGCTGAACTTATCCGCAGTAGCAGTATCAGCAACGTACTCATACTTCTTAGCGATAGAACCGTCCTTATTCAGCTTATAAGCATACTTGGCTATACCAGTACCCAGACTGCCAGTGGCTATCTCATGCTTCAGCTCGTGCGTTGTTGCATCAGCCTTGTAGGTATAAGTCTCAAAACAAGGCACAGCGAACTTAACGGTGGCAGAAGAATCCTCAACACCGCTACCCCACTGAGCGCCAAGCAGAGCCATATCAAAGAAGGACGCATTACCGGCAATCTCCATGTTCTTAGCCTTTTCGATGGTCATAATAACATTCTGCATAGCGTCCAGAACTTCATTGTTATCAACGGTGGCGTTCATGCTGACATCTTCAATCTGGGTCAGATTGAACAGAACGGCATCATCTGCACCGTCAAAGAAAAGCACTCGACGGATTTTATCAATAACGAAACTCGACTTGTTCATTATATTCTCCTTTTATTTATGTTTTAGGAAACTCACCCAGCCAGTTCAGATACTTTTTGTCTATTTTTGTGCTGTCCATAAACGGATTACTGTACATACCAGACAATAGCGATTGAGCAGAATTGATAAGCTGAATACGCTGTACAGCATCATAAAACTGGTAAATGGTGAGTTGCTGAACTGTTTGATGGTCGTATTTAAAACCTGCGCTGTTTACCATGGCAGAAATTAACGACACAAATGGCGACCGATAGGGCTTACGTGCTGCGGCCTCACGGTCTTCTCTGTCCCAATCAATAAGCACCTGTTTGGTGCGCTCATTACCCGGCTTTTCTCTCTGCTTTTGCATCATGTGAGAAGCTGCTAAAAACTCAAACATCATACGGTGGATATTCCAATCAATCACCGTACCGTCTGGCCCGACTAAGCACATCTCGCCAACAGCATTAGTGTCAGGAGTTAAAGCGGACAGGTTCAAATCTCCAAATAGAATAGAAGTTTTATCGGGAGTTAGAAAACGGTAAAAGGCGACAAAGACTTCAAAATCTGTCACTTTGGTATAGTCAACGCCCATATCCCAAAGCACTGATTTCATATCGGACGGATACGCAGTCAACAAAGATACCATAGATAAGTAGTCGCGTTCACCATAATCAATAATCTCACGCAATGTAGGTTGGCGTATCGTAATATGCTCATTCAGCACATACGGGTCGCCCATAAACATCTTAATCGTATCTAAAGGCATTAAGAGTTTCTCCCAGATTGTTGTAATTACCCACGCGATACCGCAGAATACGCAACCTATAACCATCCATCGGCTCTTTGCAAGCCCCCGGAATACGCCTAATTTCACCTATACCCAATGAAAGATTATTGTTGACCAGCCTATCTATGGCCGCCGCAATAGCGTCACGCCGCACGCCGCCGTCCATTACCATCAACACAGTCGGCACAAAAATCAAAATATCAACCTCATACCTCGCCACCGCATTATTGATAATTTTATCGTCATATACTTCAATACCCACATGGCACTCAGCTTGCTCGGTTGACCCCGGCATAAAATCATACGGGTGTATCTGGTTAGTCAACTTAGAAGTTTGAATCAAATCAGCGGCAGGCAACGGTTTACCGGTCGTGTTAGAGATTAAGTCTACACATTCACGGTCGTGAACTATGAGATTGATAATCTTTTTTTTAATATCGGTATACTCAGAGAGGTTCGGCATTAAATCCATCCACCTCCCGGCTTATCAAGATCAGCGTCGGGTGCAATATAATCACATATCATCAAATCCACATTGTCGGCAGATGAATCAAGGTCTTCAATTAACTTGAGGTCAATGTATCGACCCTCACCGAACGCACCGTTCACACTGTCATTAGCAGTCACCTTATAGCAGCGCAAATGCTTTGAGCCATCAGGATAATACAATATCTCAGTAGCCAGCCGCTTATCACGCTGTAAACAACGGGTCTCCTCGTTATAGGGAAGATACGCCTTAAACTGCTGTGCGCCCACGTCGCCGTATTTACCACCGTGCAACGTAGTAGAGTAAACACCAGAGTCAAATACGCACCATGCACTATGAATCGTGCTGTCATTAAGCTGAAACTGCAAATTCAGATTACATTGCTTAATAAAGCCTTTTAGCGTTACATCATCGGTGTTACTCAACTTGGTACAAAGCCATTCATAACCATTGAGTGTCAGTATATCGCCTATTTTAATATCGGCATCATACGGAGCATTGAACCATTTTTCCTCCGGCGCATCAGACGCTTTGACCAGCATACCAATCTGCACGCCACGCACAGTGGCAATCATCCACGCCGGATTAAGCGGAGCATCTAACATAAAATCTGCTCTTGCTTCTGCCACAGCCGCATCACGGTCAGTATGATGTTCGCCGTAATACCTTCTGTGCAAACCCCAATTAGTATTAGGCATCATCATCACCGCCATATTTGCATTTGATGTTGTCCAGCAAATGCAACATTTTAAAGGTCTCGCGTCGAATCAGCCGCACATCATCTTCACAGTCAATGCCATTAACCGTATTAAGAATAGTGATATAGTCAGCGTCATCGCATAGACAGGGGAAGGTGTAACCTGCGCCTTCTAACTCTAACGACAAAGTGCATAGATAGCACTCCAAATAAACTTCCTCGCCAGCGAGTTGATGCTCTCGCATTGGCAATATTTTGTATAAGCGTCCCGTCAACGCATTGAGAAATACAGTAAGAGACATAAACACCTCCTATATATGCAGAGAGGAGATGTCCCCGTTGTTATACGTATAGTCCATCATGCGATTGCGAAACTTACGATTAAGCGTGTTCATAATGTCGTGCATAGACGCAAGCAAATTGCCGCGACTATGATAGGTATAATCCTTAGACGACATACGATCTCGCAAATTGTCCTGATAACGAACACGGTGCTCAGTCCAGCCAACAGCCATACCCAAGGCGAGTATATCCACCTCAATATCAGTCAGGTCGGCCTTGAACTCGCCGTATTCCTCATCACGGTCAAGCAAATCATGCTTGCAGTATGGAGCAAAATTTGCTACTGCCTGCATCATATAGCCGTGCAACACAGCCTCGGCTTCTGCTTCGATCAGGCAGAAAAGGTCGGTGTCACGGAAATAGAATAGGGCAGCATTATACACAGTTGAGTATGATGTTGCCATCGCCTGTCACCTACATCTCAAAATTGACACCAAGAGTCTTTTCCAGCGCACGAACAGCCTTGACAGAATCCAGTTTGCCTTCATTGATAAGCTCTTGCGCCCTACGAGCAAGCTGTACCTTTTGCGTCACAGGCAGTTTGGAAGTTACGGCACTAATTTCGGCAGTAGACTTTTTGAGCAAAGAATCAAAGTTATCAATGCTGACCTCAGCCTGATAGAACTTGCCTGCGTCAAGAAAATCCAGCACCTCTTGTTTGTGTACGTATTCACTGTCAATCTCCCACCATCCATCTATAAAGAAAGAGGGCTGAGTATTACGGGCATTTTCTAATACCTCTAACGCAATTTCATGGCGCTGGCCAAACTCCGTCCACACCCATTTACGATGCGTGAGGGAGTCTACATATATTAGCGTGCCGTATATAGCGCTACGCACAGGAACGCGCTCAGTCAAATGGTCGCTGGCACGCCACACCTGCTGAACAGGAGGTTCAACTATGGGCGAACTTGTGTCCTCGACTTGTACTGTACTTGTATCCTGCACTGGAACAACCGGCTCAGACTTCGGTTTAGTCTGCTTGGGTGTTTTCGGGGCTGCGCTCTTGCTGGCGCTCTTGGTTGTGCTGGCCTTATTAGCCATTAACAATCTCTCCTTTCATTCCAAAAAGGGCTACCCCACAAAGGAGTAGCCCGCATTATTGCTTTATTAAGACAGGGTATTACGACCTATGACGCCCTCAGCGGCAACATAGCCCACACCATACTTCTGACCATATACATAGTCTTGAGTAAGGTCCTGATTGTCAAAGAAAGAACCAAGGTTGATAAGGGGGTTGCCCTCAATGACGAGCTTCACAGGCTTAACAGGGCCAGCCAGAACGGTCAGCACCTTATCATTGAACAGGAAGTCATCAGTACCAATCTTGTGCCTCTGAGGAACCTTGATAGCATTAGTACCACGGAACTTACCGTAGTAGCCTATGTTATACATATCCTCCTTAGCAGAATCAGCGACAACACCAGAAGTCATCTTAGACAGACCAAGCATAGTGCCATAAATGGCGGCAGTCTGGCCGGACTTAGCCTCAACGTGCTGAATCAGCTTGAGCATAGCTTCCTCGTCCCAAGAGCCAGTGATGTCGTAAACAGCGCCACCGATCTGCTCCTGAGTAAGACTCTGCCAAATAACAGCTATCTGCTGCCAGATGTCCTCTTGGAAGGAGGCGTTGACATCAGAGATCATCTCAGACATATTGGCGATGGTAGCCAGCAGGCGCTCCATCTCCTCATATATCTTAACAGCGTGCCAACGAGTAGGAATGGTCACTTCCTCAGTGCCGGTTATGCGCTGACGACGGAGAGCCTGATTACCGCCAGAAACCTCAGATACGGTGTACCAGTTGGCGTCCTTAATGCGGAATATGGGCTTTTCACCAGCATTAACTACACGGGTCTCGACCAGCTTGCTCAGGAAGGGGTCACCCTTTACGCCCTCAACAACAGTCTTCTTGATGATGGTCTCAATAAGAGCGAACAGAGCAGAGCACTTACCGTCACGCAGGTCACGAGGGTCGAGATAAGTCTTGCCGTTATTGGCATCTACAAGAGCATCGTAAACCAGCTTATTGCCGTCCTCAGTGGAGTAGCCCTGAAGGGAACGACCATTGGTGATGTCGGCAGCGACCTGAGCGACATCGTTAATTTTGGTTATATCGAAAGCCATTATGTTATCCTCCTATCGTTTGATTAGCAAGTTTCGATGGCGTAATAGGTCTTACCCTTCTTGGTGAACACCTCTATAATCTCGCCAATCTTAGTAGAACCCTGAGTATTGGTAGCCACAGCCAGCAGCTTAGTGCCATCCTGAAGCTCCACAGCCGCACCCACTATACGAGCGGTATCGCCATCCAGAACCTCGCCGGTCACAGCAAAAATCTGATGAGGCTTCTCAAGCAGATAGCCACGAGAGACCGCATTGGCCTCGTTCTCAAAGTTGCCAAGGTCGTTCTGAAGGCGCTCATCATAAATAACTTCAGGGGAGGCTATCAGCGCGATAGCAGCCTTAGCAGAATTCTTCTTGGGGGCAGTAGCCTTGCAGACCTCACGAGAGTTGGCCTCAAGTGCGCCCACCTCTACTACACTACCGTTATCTATGGCAGCGGGGGTGTTGCCCACCATGTAGCGGACAGACACCAGATCGACACCATTAAAAGTGCCGGACAGCTTTTCAGTTATGCAAATGCCGTGCATTATGTTTTCCTCCTGATTTAGTTTTTCTTAGTAATGCCATAAGCCTCAAAAACGCCGTTATAAGGGGTGTTCTTCAGCTCATCTGCGATATGCTTGACAGAAATTTTGGGAGCAATTTCCTCATCGTCCTGCGCCGCAGGCACATGAGCCATGCCACGTATGACATAACACTCACGCTTCAGTTCCTCTATGGAGAACTTGGTATTGTCCTGTTTTAATGCCATAAACTGCTCGTTCTCAACCAGATCGGGGAACTCGGCAAACACCTGCTCAGTCTCAATGCCACGCTTATAAGCACGCAGTTCCTCGACTTCGGTGAATACATTGCGAGACTCCTCTAACTTGGCGGCCTCCTCCACAGTCAGCCACTTAACTATCATCCGTTCAAAATCGGAAGTCAGTTCAGCAGACTGCGTGGCCTCATCAAACTTATAGGCGAAACGTCCGTTAGTGCGCTCATGCTTATCTATCGTCCAGAAATGCTTTTCGACATACGCATACTGGTCATCGAAGTCAAGCAGATAGCAATACATTTCGGAAGTCTCATCGCAGTGGCAAGGCATAATTTGTCGTAAACTCTCACGCCTCTGCTCATAAGACGCAGAGAACGTAGCGATCTCAGCCATTTCTTCAGCGGGAGTTACCTCACCCACATCCTCAGTCTGAGTGTTCATAGTCTCCATTTCCTCTGCCGGTATTTCCTGCTTGTCTATTTCCTTAACAGGAACAGTATTCTTAGTCTTGGGCAACTCAGTGTCACCTTCCTTTCGGGGGTTATTACAAAGCTCCTTGCTTAACGCAAAGAGCAATTTCGCCAGTTTTTCATCATTTTCCTCAACGGAGAACTTTGTAGTAGCTTCTGCACCTTCCATAGCGGGAGTTTTATTTGCACCCAGCAAAGTCACCCCTGCGAACTGGAAAGCTGTTATATAGAACAAATTATCTTGTTCACTATACTCATAAGCATCTATGGCAATTTCCATAGACACATCTGCTGTTTCACGCTGCGCAATAATATCCCCGGCCAGATTGCTGTATCCACGCCACACATAAGCATTAGCATACAAATAATGGCGGTCTCCTTCCTCGACAATAACCGATTCCAGATTGTCAGCGGGAAATACACCTACCGGCGCTTCCAGATATTCGATACGATATTCACCCTCATTCATAGGGTCGGGGATTATTTTCATATCGTGACCGGCGAAGTCATAAGTGCCATCTTCCTGCTTAACCACATGAGCTAAGATGGGAGAGTTGGCAAGCGTAGGCAACGCCGCTTTGAGCGTATCCACATCAATCACACTGCCATTAAGATTCTGACCAGTATGGCAAATCTTCACGCGGAGCTTTATAAACTTGTCAGACACATAGGAATCGTCAACACTATAAGTCGCCCTGCAAGTAAATAGCTTGTTATCCATCCATCTCACCTCCTTTCATGGGCTTAATGCCCCTTAGAAGGGGAGTATATTTGTGAACACGACCTGTTGGCCTGCGAACACCTTAGTTACTTCGGGCTTATTCTCAAAGTAATAAGCCATACCCATAGGAGAGGGGACAGAGGAAAGCAACTTATAACCGTCTTTTAACAGTTGTTCTTTTGCGTTTTCATCAAACACTAATATAAACTTGTCCATTACTGCACCTACTTCTTCTCACGACTACGTGCGCCCTCGTCAGTCAAGTCGCCGCCCTCAGCTTGCGGCCTGCCTCCCTCAGACTTTGAAATGGTGTTACCGCTCTGAAGCGGCACAAACCTATTGGATAGGTCAAGCACCTTGGCTTCGATATGGTTCAACCCAAGCGCATATAATGGCTCCAATCCCATCGTGGCCAGCAAGGGCGTAACAGGTAAGCCATACTGGATACCGCTACTCAACAACTTTTGATATGCTTCACGGGTGTAACGACCACAAGGCAAAAACACTATACGAAAACTCTTAGCAAACGCTTGTTTTTGTAAAATGCGGTTAATAGCTACGCCAATCTGTTGCACCAAACTCCATGTCATCGACTCGTCTGCCATACCGCTGATTTCCAGCGCACGAGAAGATGTGGACGACCCGGAAAAGATAAGACTGCTAACGCCAGCCGATGCCCAAATAGAGTCTTGGCACTCTGCTACCTTATCGCTCTCGGCAGTACCGCTACGCTCAAAGTCGATAGGGGTAATCTTCATAGGACTCAATGTTGCGCCTATTTGCGGCGGTAACACAGCTTCCAAATTGTAGAAAAAATCTTTAGCCTTCTCAAAGTCCAGATTCCATTCGCCCTGACTATTCAAGCCAAGTTCCATCACCAATAGCTTATAGTTCTGCAATTCCTGAGCCGTCAGTTTCAAATCGCGATAATCTTCCAGTGAATATATCTCACGCAAAATACCGCCCAACGGAGGCAGGCAATATAACAAATCCTGATGATATTTAATAGCGAACGAATAAGGAGCATCCAGTTCTATCCAACGCTGGGTAGTATCTTTTTGATATTGTTGATACTTGGTCTGGAACTCAGCAGGGTAGAACTCCAACTCGTCATTGTATTGATCAAAGTACGAAAAATTAAATGCGATATTTAAGCAGTTCTGACTTTGTGACACTATTTTGCAATACTGTGGATTAAGAATCTGGAACGACATTCCCGTTTTAGTAATCCATGTCGTACAATAACAAGCGTCCTCACGGAAGCACACGGTTAAGATTTTTTGGCACTGCGTCTTTAGGTCGGACCCAGCCAGGAACACAGCAGTCTTTTGGTACTTCTCTAAAGTCTCCTGCTCATCATCAGACTCATCAAAAGATGTTTGACTAATAATATAAGCGCAATCCACCAATTCGCTGAAATACCGAATAAGGCGTACAAAATGCGAACTGAGGTTATACAACATGACAACCGCATTACGCAGTTGCTCCTCATTGGCTTCAGGGTTTTGTAGGTAGGATGCTATTTGGTCTTTGGTATACTTAGAGAAAACAGTAGAACGTGTACTGTTATTGAGGTCTTTATATATAATCTTGGCGACTTGAGCAAACCACGCTTGCTGTCGCTCGGTTCTTAGCCCTGCTACATCGAAGGTTTTACTCGCTTCAGCAGCAAGAGACATGGGAGGCGTAGCAGCCTCTACGTGTTCAAGCGTTGCCGCCTTCTCTTTATTGGCCACCTCAACACCTCCTTATTTAATTTTAGGCGCACGAAAAACAAAGAAGTCGATAGGCATTGACTTCTTCACGGTGAGCGCCGATGCAAATTCACTTATATAATAGAGAACATAGACTAATGCAGAGAATCTATCCTTATCAAGCTGCCGCACCACCTTTTCGACTGATAGTGCGCCACTTGCCTGATATTTGAGCTTGAGATTAGCAACCTCATCAAACAATAGGTCAGTTTGCACATACGGTGTAATGTCAAAGTCGTTGTTAGTTTGCCACTCATTATAGAGTTCGGCTTCCTCACGCTTACATAGCAACCGCAATGTTCCACTATCTACCATATTGATAAAGTCTGTAATAATACGAGATTGCACACCTTGGGCTTTAATATCGTATAAACACTTAGGAGCATTGCGATCTTCTGATTGGTTAGTGGTGTTAATGGTATCCCACGCCTCGTATGTCTCTTGCGTAATGGGGTCTACATTATTTTCCAGCAATTTATCTATCAAACCAGAACCCAGACCGTTACCATCGCAAATCACCATCTTGGGGTGGTATTTCGCCGCTGTGCGCTTAATAACTGCCGCTTGCGCGGAAAAATTTAATATGTTCGGCACGCTCATTACATTAACAATGTCAACGTGTTTGACACGGTTAGTGCCGTGGTCTCGGTCAACCTTAGCCACCACAATAGAAGATTGGTTGTTGTTAGTCTTTTGTGAACGCGCCACGTCAACACCCATATAGTATTCATCGGTGTTACTTTCGGCTTGCATAATAGCCTTATCCAGTTTGCGGCACGCCATAAAATGATTGATGTCAATAAGGGCGTTGTCCGAGCTACCCGTCCATGTGCCGCCATAGTTTTGTGCAAAAGCCGTTGGTGACATATTGCGTCGCTTTTCGAGTATTTGCGTTTTAGACGAGCCTCGACCAAACCAACAGGGCAACATCCAGTCCGCACCAATAACCATCGACCCCTTTAGATCAATCATGTCACGGCACATAGTAACAGAGTGCCGCCACTCATCTGACGAACGCCAACCGGGAGTAGAGAGGAAGTTAATTTGCTGGTTCAGTTCACATGGGTCAACAATACCCAATTTACCCATCGTATAACGAGGAGCCTCAACGATGGGTTCAATAGCGTCTTGAAAGGTGAAATTATCTACTAACACCGCTTCTTCAACATTGATACGCTTACGTCGTTGCCCCTTAGATGTTTGGGAATTGGCTAAAGCATCTATACGAGAATCATTCTTAAAGACAATAATTGCTTCATTACGTGTAAAAGTTGTTTTAGCAATCTCATTAGACAATAAAGGATAAGCGCGTATTAGTTCGGAATATTTGTCCTTCATAATTTTGCAGGCATTTTCTTTCGTCTGTGCAGTAACAGCGAGAGTAATGCCGGGATACCAAATAGCGAGGACATATTGCACAGCCTGTGCGCTAAAACTCTTAGCTGCGCCTCTCGGCAAACAGCCGTATGTGCTAAAAAACCTTGCCAATGAACGCATTAGCACACGTTCATCCATATCGAGTTTAAAGCCGTTATTAGGACCTTTACATAAGTCAAGAAACTTATCAGGATACCAACGACAATAACTGGCAAAATTCACATAGTTCTCTAAAGAGTCACCGAATTTGGACTGAATTTGCGAATAATCAATCGCCACCCAGCACCACCTCACTCGACTCGTTATCTGCCATTGAATCTTTTGGCACAATAATAAACCGCTCTATTTGCGGACGATTGACCTCAGTAGGGTCATCAGCAAAAATACCTGTTGGATCACCGTATTGTTCGATATATGCTCTTTTACGTTCATCGTAAAAGCGGTATACATCCTCATAAGAGCACTCCGGCTTGTCTTCAAGCCGACGCAGATAGTTCACAAAACACCAAATCAAAAAATCGGTAGCGTCATTCGGTTTATACCGAAACTGCGGCATAATGGATATGACATCAACCGCCTGCTCGATAGCCTGAGCTAATTCCGAAAAACTGTTAATGCCACCCTCAAGGTCAGCCTTGCTCATCTGTTTTGGGTTAATCTTAGCCCTATCTGCGGCATCCGCAGCCATCTTAGACCACTTTTGCGCCTCACCAATATTGCCTTTAGCAACAGCAATTTCTTCCTGTACCTTAAAACGCACGTAAGTAACCAGTGCTTCGGTGTGGAAACTGGTGAAATCAACGTAAGACTCTTTCAGTTGGTTGTACTTCGCCAACATACGTCGGTACTCGTCGTAAGTATAACCATCACCGAATAAATGAATAATGTCATCAGTAATAGTAACAGGTTCGTCTTTATCCTGCGCAAACATTGGTTTGTCTGGGTCTGTAACCGGCACAAATCCCGCCTCAACAGGGCGCGTGAGCTGTAACGGCTCATCGTTATTGTTCTTGGCGGCAAGAAAGTCCTGCGACTCCTGCCATGTCATTGTCTCGCCTTTGGCGTTACGATACTGCTTGAGAACCTTAATATTTCGCAAGTAGTTGCTAATGATCTGCTTACGGCTCTCATTCGCCACAGTCTTACCTTGACAGCCCTTGTTATACTGTGCAATCGAACTGTTCAAGACTTCAGGAAACCATGGAGCATCAATCTTTTGCAACAGGTCCGCGAACGGCTGTACCTGAATTTTGCTATAATCATCGCCCAATAAAGCTTTTGCCATACAGTTTTTACACACAGGCATACGCCCGTCTGCGTGTATGGGATTAGTGGTTAAATAAAAGTCCTCGATAGGGTGAAGTTGCTCACCCGCAGGACATAAGCCACACCGCTTAACATCGTTAGATGAAACCTTAACCTTAGACGATGCGGACTTTTTTGTTTTCTTCTTGCCAGCGATCTGGCCTCATTCCTTTCCATCAAATTTGGCTTAACCAAAGATACCTATATTAACTGTTAATGCCGCTTCGGGTTTACTCTCGCACGTAAAGGTCAAACTATTCGCCGCCTGTGTAGTAGCACGTACTTGTGCATCGCAATACGCCAAAAAGGACGCAGGCGCAGGCGCAATAAAGACCATGTTAGAAGCAGTTACCCCATTGACAGTAACGGTCTGTGTATTACTGCTCGACCAATTTGCCACAGTCAATGTAACAGTCACACTTTTTTGCTTATTGTCTACATACTGCTTAGTGGCCGCATGGAGATTGGCGCTGGGTTCACCAGCAAGCGTCAACGCGCCCGTCATAGTGTCGCCAGTCTTATTGAGTTTGTCTTTATCGCCATCATCCACATATTTCTTAGTAGCAGCGTGTAAGTCGGCAGTAGGCGCACCAGCCAGAGTGAGGGGGCCAGTGAGCGTACCTCCACTTGCAGAGAACGAGGTGTCGTCTTTGACGTTATAAGTAATACCATTAACAGTAATTGTTTTTATATCAGCCATAAACTCACCTCACTATCCTACAATTAAATTAGCACCACTCACGGTAGCACCTGCATAAAAAATGAGCTGTGTACCAATTACCTCGCACTTCACAGCACCGTCTAATAAGGTGTAAACAGCCTTGGCAGACGGATACTGTGTGTCAGTGCTATTGGCAGAAACAGAGGTCACTTTATTAGCAGTGACCTCCTTAGCGTCAAGTTGTGGCTTTAAGAGTTGGAGCAGTTTAGTAACGGCGTTGTTACCGTAAAACTTCACCATACAACCTCCCTACTCTCAACTATGCAGAAAAGACTTGATCCCAAATAACTTGCACTTCAGAATTGGTGTATTCAATAAACTCGGCAGTTGGAGTATATGCAGACAAGTCTACAACACCAGACAGCACATCCCATTCCGTACCGGTCCACGCTACATTGTCACCAGCCTTGATATTATTAGCCTTATCAGCAGTGGTAATATTCCAAACGTCACCGACCTTGTTAGAAGCGGCAGCAGGTAAATCGGAATACTTCGCCTTGGTTCCTTTGTAATGGAAAGAACTGGTTACAAGACCATCGACCTCATCCTTAGTATAGGCATTACCGATACCATAGCCCGCAAGAGTGGTGGCGGGAGATTGCTTGCTGTTAGCCAGAGCATAAGCGGACTTAACGGCTTTTGCGGTAGCAGCTACCACTTCACTGTCAGAATCAGTGGCACTGGAAAGCTGTACTACGCCCTTCTGAGCAGTCGAAGCGTCCTTAACGGAGATAGTGCCATCAGTAGTGACATCAACATTACTGCCAATCTTTACACCGCCCAGCTTAGTAGCGGTTGCCGCGCTGAGGTCATAATTACTTAGCCCGTCCAGCTTCGCCTTATCTGCGCCAGACATCAGGCCAGCAGTATCGACAGTAGCGGTTTTATAATCACCAGCTATGATAACCTTCTTGCCGGTAGCATCAGCGGTGACGGACATATTCGCGCCCGCTTCAACATTCAGCGTGTCGCTCTTGTCCCCGGCAGTCAGAGTAACCGCGCCGACCTTCACCTTGGCGTAAGCGTTCTGGTTCACTTCCGCGCCAGCCGCAATATTGCCCAACTTAGTTTTCTCAGCGGTAGTGTAATCCTCAGTCGAAAGCTGTTTACCATCAACCTTATCTACCTTCTTACCAAGTTCCGTAGTAACAGTATCAGCTACGGCAAAATAGATAGGGGCATGACCACCCAGCTTGGCAGCATCATCTACAACACCGTCATCATCGGTATCATAGGTGGCTTTCATCATATCGCCGCCGCCAAGTTCACCTATATCGCCAGTAATCTTATCAATGGCAGACTTCAAAGCCTTACCCTGAGCCGCCGACAGAGCCTTGTCAGTGTCAGTAGAAGTCAGATTATCAACGGTATCTACACTAATCTTGCCACTGGTATCAGACTTCAGACCAGAACCAACCATAACGCCACCCAGCTCAGTGCTGGTAGCCTTGGGCAACTCGTATTTATTAGCTTCTGCCGCTATATTAGCCAGCTTGGTCTTTTCGTCAGCAGTAAAGTTTGCTTCCGACAGACCCTTACCAGTCTCCTTGTCAACCTTAGTATCAAACTTGCCCTTCAACAGAGTAAGCAGATACGTCATTACATTTTCGCCATTATATTTAATCGCCATATCCTACCCCTTAGTTACCAAATATAGTATTCCAGATAGTCAAAACCTCTGGATTGGTAAGCTCGGTTAAATCTCTTTCTTCGAGCTTAACGCTATCTGCCGCGTCTACATACTCTTTAGTGGTTACATCTTTTGGATCATCAACCGGTGCATAACACTTCATCCATCATCACACTCCCACATAGGTTATGCGGGCGGTTAGTGCATTTGCAGGAGCTTCGGCACAAGTAATCGTCACCTTGTTATCAGCATCAATGGTGACATCTGCCAACACAGACTCCTTTGTGGTCGCATCTATCAGAGATACATTTAGCACAGTACCCTCAGCAGTATAAGTGGCAGTAGCAGTGGTAACAGACAGGTCGTGATATTTGATGCTATTCGGCTTATTCGATAAGTCGTTATAATCACCACTAAAGGCGACATCTTTAAGGTCGGCAAGATACTTAATAACCTTGCCAATAATAATAGCCAAAGACTCGCCAGTAACAGGCAATGCACGAGCTGCCGCAGCAGTGAACGCCGCAGTTGTCGCGCTGGCGTCACCGGTCTTAGTGAGATAATTGGTTAAATCAATAGAAGTATCGCCCAATATCTCCCACTTATTGTCTATATACATATATTCTGTATACAGATCGTTGCCAGTAGTACCGGCCTTGGCTATCAGATATATAACATTGGTCTTAATATTTTCGACAGGTAGACTATCGACCTTCTGTACACTTAGAGTGGCGATTTGACCAATCATCTGGTCTACGCTGGTCTTGTCGTAATAATTGACTAAATTACTAACCGTCTTATCAATAAACTCAAGATCGTTCGTAAACTGAGATAGTTTAGTAGGCTTATCAATAACATTAGCCCACTCAACAGCATCAGCAGTACCGCCACCAGTAGCAGACAGCGTGCCTTCCTCAGAAATGTTAAGACCAGCGCCCACCTTAATACCGCCCAGCTCAGTCGCGCTTGCCTTGGGGAGAGTATACGCACCACCAATCGACTCAAGCTGACGATTAGCGCCTATCTTATAGACAGTAACAACATCGTTTTCAAAGACGGTAATAACCTGACCTACATAAGAAGTGCCACATAATGCGCGGCTATCAGGGTCAGCAGTATCACCAGCGGCATACTTTACGGCATCGGCATAAGAGCTAAACAGGTCAGTACGATCCAACGGGAACTTGCCAGTCCTCTGGAACGGCATCGCAAAATCAAGTTTGGATGCAAAATTTTCTATATAATCAGCCATATATAGCTATCCTTTCACTAATTTTTAATCTGCTTACACACCTCACAATATTTGGAGCTTGACGAAGTGCCTACAAATGGAAGATTACATTCAGCACAGGTACAATGATAATATCGCTTAGGATATGGCCCTTTAGGCACACCACGTTGAGCAGTAGCAATTTTATCTCGCGTTGTTTGCGAGACAGTATGCCCCATTAAGGCGCAACTAAGGTTTTGCCGCATCTGATCTGATTTAGGAACACCCTTCATTTTGCCTTGTAAGGATTCGCTCAAATGCTGACGATGCTCTGGTGAAATAACACGTCCGCGCAACGCACGACTTAACCCCTCACGCATTTTAGCGGCGTGTTCCTCAGTAACGTGTTTACCATAAAAAGGGTTTCCTTCGCCTTGGTAATCTTGCTTCAAACGTTGCACAAATAGAGCACGACCTTGTGAATACGCTGTTGCGTCGCAATCTTTACCGCAATTACACATTCGCCAAAAGGCAGACACTAAACTGAAATTATCAGCATTATCTTCAGCCAATAAGCGATGCGCCGTAAAATGCTCTTGATAGGTTAAATAAATTAAATTATCGGCATCATCGCTACCACCTATACAGCGAGGAATAATATGATGTTGTTCAGAATTATCAAACTTACAATTCAAAGGGCGTTCATCACGTATAGATGTAATAAAATCCTCATATCGTCCCATCTGTCCCTTTAACCAATCGTGACCTTATAAGTATTCGCACCAAGCGCAGCATCAGGCGCGTAAACATAAACGTCATAATTAACGCCGGCATAACCATTCGCGCCCTCAACAGACACAACCTGCTTGGTAAAACTGGACACTATATCCGTACCAAACGCGCCAACATCTAACACCTTTTTAAGTGTTTTATTGATGCTGGTGGGGAAGGCTACAATAACTTGCACCGCACCCTCGACAACAGGCATCTGAAACTCTTGATTGGCTACTACGGCCTTATTGCTGTTGGTAAGCGCACGAATATTGGTACTATTCAATTCAATAGCCGCCGTCTTAGAGCCGTAGAAGAAAGACCTATAACCGGTCAATGCCGCAGAGTTAGCAGTTTTAGAACCAGCGGGGATACGTGCCGCGCCATATTCATTGCCAAGATTGGTCACAGGCATATTGCCCTGTTCATAAGTAGCAGTAGCACTAATCTTGTAGTTTGTATTATCTGCAATAGTCAGCTCCGCAAAGGAACCAGTAGCGGTAGTAGCGGTCTCGCCACCAGTGGCAGATATGGCCCAAGACTTAGCGGTAATGCCAGTGGCGGGACCATAAGTATAAGAGCCAGCACTTAACGTAGCCGTATAAGACGGAGTAACCTTTGTGCCAACCTCTTTAGCACCAGAAGGTGTCATCGTTACACTTGCCGCAGGAGCCGTAGCAGTCGGATTCATCTCTTTGGTGAATATCGCCTGAAAGACATCCTTAACACTCTTACCAGCGGCAGGAATAGAGCCGGTGGCATTAGCGCCCTTAGTAATGTTGCCCACCTGAGTATAACTACCAGCGGTTACTATATCCGCAGACAAATAAACATTCTCGGCGCTTACATTGCCGTCCATAGCCTTCCATGCGCCAGCGTCATACACAAACGCCATATAAGAATACTTGCCCTCAGCAATAAGCGTCTGTATGACCGCAATATCACCTTCAATGGGAGCAGCTTCACCTACTGCACGAGTTAGGGCATCATTATCGCTCTCACCATCATTACGTACTACATTGTAATACGATATAGTTTTACTCAAAGTGCCATCAGACGACACCTCAAGACCTGCGCCTGCCTTAACGCCACCGACAACTGCCGCAGACGCGGCAGGCAGTTCGTACACGGTCACATCTTCGTCGCCTATTTTAATATGACCATTCGTAGCTGATGCTTCTACCTTGACACCAGACGAAGCCCACGCAGTACCGTTCCATATATACAGAACCTTATCTGCCGTATTATAGTAATACTGACCCTCGCGGGGGTTTTCCGGGGCAGTAGCCAAACCCTGCAAAACAGCGTTGAGAATCTGGTTTTTGTTAAGGTCTAAGTTCGTCAAAACCTTCATTGATTAACCCTCCATCAATTCAAAAATGCTTTACCAGAAAACGCACCGCTAAAGGTCACGGTCAACGTATTCATGTCTTTATAATCGACTTCACCCACAACACATGAACCCGCACTATCAACCACCGTGATAGAGGGATACTTGTTCAAGTTGTGTTGTATAGTCCAAATATCTGCCGCCACCATCTGCGTATAAATGTATGTCTTATCTACTACATCCTTGTCCACAGACAGAGTGCGACCATCAAGTTTCAACCCTTCGCCAAAATCGTACTTCAAATCATCAACATCTAAAGTACCAACAATCACATCGCCACTATCGTTGTACGCTTCATAACCCTTCAATATTTCATCCGGCGTTGCGCCATTTTCTAAAGGAGTTGGAGGCACATACTGCTTATATGTGGACAAATTCACCACACCTATAAGCTGTTTTGCTCCTGACCCAAACGAATGTACACCATGTTTACGATTACAAGCTGTGCTGGGAACGGGTTTACCATCCTCGCCAAGCACTTCTTGCCCAAAGGTTATTTCGCTACACACTATGAAAGGGGTGGGCGGCACAATAGTGTTAATCGTGCCGTCAGCGAACGTCAACTGTACATCATACCAATATTTACCATACGCCCACTTCTGAGTATCAGCAGGGGCAATTTGAATGGTCTTGCCCGTTTTTTGAAGCAGATGCTCCACTTCTGAATCAGACGGTTTAACGGTGAAGGTTAGCGTGTCGCCCGCTGCTAACTCATAGACCGTCCTTTTATCGGGCTGTCGCACTTCAATATCAAACGCCGCGCTATCACCACGGGTGATAAAGATTTTTCCATACTCTATTTTGAACAAACTACATACCACCTCCGCAGTGTTGAGATTTTTAAACACAAAAACAGGGCAGCCAAATGAAAGCTGCCCCGTTTCGTATGCAAGGGTGAAAGGGAAAGAAGACCCTCGCAATCGCTAATGGTGGGTGGTTAAGGACACCCAGCCTATATCCATCGAGCATCATATAGTGCCTTCACGTGTGCCGGAAGCCGATTCCGACCTCACTGCCTCTGGACGAAGAAATTTATTCACAAAATAGATTTGACCCTTACCGGTGACTTTCGGAGTCCGCACTACACGAATACTGCCATCGGGGTTCTCAAGAACACTTTCTTTGACCTCAAACCAGCCAGCTTCCATGCTGCGCTGGGTCGGCATATTACGATTACTACCGGCTCTACAAAGATAGCCCTCTTTACGCAAATACTCAAACAGTCTGTTCGCACCAATCTCATATCCGTTCTGACGTATTATCTTTGCCAACTGCCCCACAAGGCAACTGTCAGTAGACGTTTCCACAGCATCAGCGAACGCTACTTTAGGCGCATCCGCTACAACCCTTGTCTCCAAAGCCAAGCGCTGTTCGCGTTCATCTTTAAATGCCTGTAACACCTGAATCATGGTATCTGGATTAGCCAGCATAGCTTCCACAGTGGCGGGAGTAGCGTACATTCCGGTCTTGCGGATAGCAGGAATGACGTCATGCGTTATCCAGCGCTTAAACGCCCTCGCTTCAGACTTACGAGAGCCGAGGACAAGAGAATAAAGACCGGGTTCATTAACAACAGCTACTTCTTGCGCCCCGCCAAGGGTGTCGGTTAAAGCTACACCCTTTTCGTCTTCGTCAATTCGCGTAAGGGCGTCACGGCTATTCGCTATGTCTAATGCTCCGCATATATCCACCGCCACAAACCACGGCTCTCCATCACGCTCTACAACACGAATCTGTCCAAATTGTTCATTCTTAAAAATCTGTATATCAGTAGCCAATTTTTCCTCCTTCAGAATAGAAGGGCGCGGCGGGAGTCTGCCCGCCATACATAGCGCCCTCAATTATATGGCATTTCGCCACAATAGGAGGGAGAGAGTTGAACATACTCAACCCAAAACCGCGAATCGTTCAACAGACGAAAGCGGTATGAAACTATATCAGTTTAATCGGATACATAACTTCGATGCCCGCATCTGAGCACACACATACAGTTTGCGACGGCTTACCGCCCAGACGGTGTTCCAACGTAAATTGGTCGCCACCACCCGACAGACAACCGTTCTGCACACAGGCGACACTATTTACTTCCATATATGCTGGGGTATGCTTGTGCGCAGAGATTATTGCGTTCGGCACAAAGCCCAAATAAGAGATTAACTTAGAAACACCAGCCTCAGTAAACTGGTCGAAGTCTCCGTGGTCAAGCACATACGACTTGCCACGAATCTCAATTATGTCCAGCGTGCCATGGAACCCATCTAAAGGTTGACTAATACTCACATTGGGCAAGTGTTTACATTCAGTGGTCGCGTGCCATGTAACCAGCCTATCTAAGCGTTCACCAATGATAGCGTCCTTTTTATTGGGGGTGAGCCGACTATGATTACCATTTACAGCAGTAACATACACGTTGGTAAACAGCATTGAAATGTTGTATATAAATTGAGCCAACATTTCACCGGCAAGTATAACCTGATCCACAACGTCTTCACGGTTCTGCATTGCGACAACAGGATGAGGTGCGCCGCTTATTAAATCACCCAGCAATACAATATGAGCAGAAGCGACATTGTGCCGCTGTTGAATGTCCCGAATTTGGCATAATAATTGAGACAAACGATTCCATGCAATATCTGTATCATATTGACCAGTACAGCTATTAAAGGTCATCCCAATATGCCAGTCGCTCAGGCAGATTAACAGAGAGCAGTCACCATCAAGCTGTGGCACTGCCACCACAGGGAACTTGGTCTGACCCAGCTCTGCCAGCTTACGCTCCCATAGCTCATTGTTAACCTCATATCTCGCCTGTTCTCGCAGTTCTTTATTTAAAGCGGTGCGCTCATCGCGCAGTTTTATACGTTCCTTGGCAATTCCTTGCTGCCTTTCCCGCAACGCCGCAACATCTTCAATGCACCCCTGCTTGGCGAATACGGCTTGCCACTTCTTGCCACTGGCGTAATGCTTACGCCATGTGCAAGGGCCTTTTTCTTCCCCGCACTCCTCGTTCAGCACGGGGGTTAATTCCTCCCACGTTTCGGCAATCAAGCCATCATCTTTAGCCTTGCCGATGCGGTACAGATATTCTTCGTCCAAAAGCTCGTCAGAGCGCCGTCTTAAATCAACCATGCCGTTTTTGCTCCCTATGATACTGGTCAAGCAACCGCGCCGTCAGACGGTCTTCAGGGACCATATACTTCTTCTTACGAGCGGGGGCCTGCTTGTTCAGCACAACAACTTGTGCGCCATGCTGACGTAAATAAAGGGATTCTTCACGGGTAATGTTAATCAAATACAACCATCCTTTAGCTCAAAAATTAGATACCGTTTCATCCCGTCGTGACTACTTAATTTGACTATTTTGTTTGACTGAGATTATATTAGTACCCATTAAACCCTTTAGGCTAAAAATATTCATTAAATATCCGCACAATGTTGTTATCCATCACGCGATTGTCGCCGGTATTCACCAACGGCACGTTGAAATGTATGCGTGTGACTTGGTTACGGCTGCTCTTAATCCACTTCTTTTTAGTGTCTACACGAGCGATATACCCAAAGTCTATCAATTCCTTAAAGCTGCGATTGACCAGATTAGAGTAGTCAACGTGCAGCCAATTAGCTACACCCAGCAACGATACATTACAATCACCATATTTATTAGCGCACGCTTTGCCATACGCCAGTAACGCCAACGCCAGCAGTCGCGTATTTTTGCTATCAAACCGTTTACGTATTTCTTCAATATCTGTTGTATTGATAAAAACAGGAACATCCCCACGAAGGGGAGTCCTGCTATCCATCACATTATATATAACTTTGTTTACATCAAACTCGAAATAATAGCCGTATTTACCTTCCCACTCTTTTAGCCTTTCGCGAATGGCTTCATGGCTCAACCCGTCATCCCGATAGTATTTAGCCATAATATAACAAATATGATATACACACCGTTTATTAAGGTTGTTGCCCTCAATAAATTGCCGAGCTTCCAAACGCTCGTTAATCAAATTGCCACTCTCCAATCCAATCATTAAAATCGTCGCACTCACATAGAGGCGTAGTCTGAACTTCTACCATCGAATAACGCCGTCCCAAATAGCAATACTCGCCAAAAGGATCTCTTTGCGGCAATTTCAAATGTTCGACCTGACAGATATTCTCTAAGATCCCCTTCTCAGCTACAACCCACATAAAACGAGACTCACTTTTAGGATACACTTCGTACTGCAAACGTACCGCTATATTGGCCAGCATCTTCGCATCGGGGCAAACCTCTCGGCAGAGCTGACGGTATTTGTCGTAATATACATCCCAGTCTATAACATAGTTTTTAGCATTGAAACGTGATACCTGAGCCTTAATATCTTCGTCCTGATATGCACGAACCCGCTTCTGCTCAAGCATTAAACTATTCATCTCAACAGTATATTGCTTATAAATATCCCGTATCATGCTAAATATATCATCCGGCACATCTATGGTATTGTCCAACATAATTGTATAATCGAATTTCTCACAACGTTGCCACCGTATTTGTTTATGCCAACGTTCCACCTCATAACAAAGCCGATTCATATTACTATGGGCCTTAGAGAGCTTCTGCTTCGCATAATAAGGTTTGCGATATTTCATAAAATAGGGTAGAGGTCGCCCAAATTTTGCAATACGACGCGGCATGGGGAAAATAACGCCCGTTTTAGCTTGATCGATTGCCTTACCTGTCAGGACTGAAATTTGGTCAATATACCCTTCATATATCGCACGTTGTTCATCAGTTTTGGGACATTTGTTATGATAAGCGCTGCTATAATTGCTATATTCACCAATGAGAGACTTCATAGTACGCATAGTTAGAGCTAAACGCCCCTCTGAATTGTCTGGCTCCATCTTTGCCGTAATCTTGTCCTCAACATCTATTACAATAGGCGCATCACGATGCACACCGCGCATCATTGTGAAGTTCTGTAATACAAGCACCAAGTCTCCATCGAAGTCAGCTCCGTTCAAACGTGGCGCTGTCAAACTCCGGCAATTCACCATACAAACATTCGCAAGATGCCCGATATAATAATCAATCGTGTCATTGGTCACAGCACGCAGTACAGTGTGCTCCGATCTGCAAATGTGCGGATTTCTCTCAATGAGATAATCGCCCGTATATACACCATCGTAATCACGAGAGTAAAACTCGTCAGCCTGTAAAGACCCCACCAACGGTAAACCGCCAATATGCTCCATCAGCAAAATAAGATCAGGAGCTAAAAACTTAAAGCACGATTCCAGCCATAGCTTGCCGCACTTCATGCCATCTATATACTTCTTAGCGGAATCACGCAAAAACTTGCGCACAGTCCGCTCTTTCATCATTTCGGGATTCTTCAGAATAGCTTTAGAGTACGCATTGATAGGCGTGCAACGGTCAGCCATCAATCCCAAAAAGCAATAAGTGTACAGCATATCGCCGTCAACAATCCGTTCAGCCCACTCAATACTGTCATCAGCCAAACTACGGAAATCGTCATACGGCAAGTCCAAATCCTGTAATATCTGGTAATTGGCGCGAGTAAACACAGGTTCTTCAGCGAACGAGAAGTTCCATTTTGCAATGCCGATACAATGATCGTATTTCTCAAATAAGTCCCAATACCTATCCCAATCGCGCCCATCACCGTATTGCTTGAAATATTTCAAGCCCTTGTACATACTCTCGGTGAAGATGAGCATTTTATCGTGGATGCTATGCCACCGCCCCCAAATGTCTTTGATATACTCTACACCACGTGCCTCAAAAAAGGTTTCATAGTCTACCGAATGAGACACGCCTTTGATGTACGGCGCACGCCAGAGAATAGAGGTGACGGGGGACTTAGCGCCCAATATCTCTGTCACCTCTTTAGTAATGTCAGGATGATGGATGCCACAGCCATCAAAGGCGTTAATCTCCATATCACGAGTAGTTTCTGCAATATCCTTCTGTTTCCATGTGCGCTCATTGCCATTTTTATCAACAAACGACACCTCAGAGTCGTATAGATACTTTATGTGCTGGTGCGGAACAGGCAACGTCAAATCCGGCACTATAATAATCTTAGGCCGCCATCCCTCAAGACAATGGCACGAGCTGAAAAATAAACCCCGATAGGCATAATACTTGGACAGTACCGTTGTATCAAAGGTAATATCCATAGTAATACGCCTATTTAACTCGTCTGCTATACGAGCGTCTACGAAACTAAATATACCAGTACGAGTCATAGACGCAGAACGTTCACTGAACACATACCGCTGACCATTGACCACAATACCTTCATAAACCAAATGCCGAATATTTTCTTCGCTCTTACAAGACCTTTCACTGCTCACAAAAATAACATAAGGATTATAACGTCTTTTATCATGTGTAATAATGCGGATTAAACGGAACAGAGGGTTGTCCTGTTGTTTAATGAGATGTCTTAAATCATCTTCCGGCTCTGTTATCGAAAAATTGTTGTCAACCAACCATTGCAAAGAAAAAGACCTGACTGTATAAAGAGGTGGCGCAAAAATCAGTCCTCACCTCCATTTTCCGTACTTGAACCAGCCGCAGCAAAGCATTGCGCCACCACGCCGTACTCCCAATAGTCCCATTCTTCCTCCAAATAACGCCACATATCAATTATGTGGTCATAATAATCCTGTTTTATTGTGCCTCAAATCCCTTCATAGTTTTGACCACTGTGTGCGTGAACCAACGCTCATACTGTTGCAAGCTCTTGCGACTGCTATACAGTATCAGCCGATACACACACGCCTCCTTTATGCACTTAGTTTCCTGCGGATAATTGTGTTTGTCCGGCAACACAAACAACTTACACTCATCAGCAAAAGTATGGGCGCGTACTGCTATCTTATATTGCTTGAACTCCAACCCTCGACTAACATCTACACCGCAATACCACACCCTGCCTGCATCTGCCACCGCACGTATCTGACCGAATTTTTCATGCGTGAAAGTATGTACCTCCAACCCATCACCTCCTCACACCACGTAGCCGTTCGGCTGCCGCCGCACGTTGCTCGTCTGTCATCTGACGCTTGGCCGCATTAGGGTTGCGAATACTGATGCCGTTTGCCGGTGCATGATAGTACGCCGCAATCACACGTCCATCTTCCTCAACAGTTTTATCTAACGCCCAACCCTGCTTGGCGAATTTCGTTAAATGCGTTGGCACATTCGTATATGCACGCCACGACTTCTCAACCTTGTCATAGACCAAAGTGGTCTCCATTTCTTCAGAACAATATCCCATTAGTCTTCTCCATCCAAATATGTCTCAATAGGCTTATATTTCCATTGTGGGCTGCCGCAGTTGTCACACCAAGGCAATATCCAACCCGTCGATACCCGCCGTGCAGGTGCGCCGCATCCGGCACACGTTTGCCGTGCTATACGCTTATATTTGTCCACAACAGCTTCCATATCATCATTACTAAGCGATATGTACGCAGACAAGCTGCCCCATTTTTCTTTGACATACACCTCTTGAGCGGCATTGCCCATAACATTGTTGAGTTCCTGCACAAGATCGTTACCAAAGGCGGCAATCCAGCCCGCAGGCAGCTCATATAAATCATCTATCATTACCATTAAATTGCCATCCCATCAAACGGGTCATGTGGTGTAAAATAAGCCGCCATTAACACCAGCACAACTACAATTAGTACGCCTACCATTCTCCACCTCGTATCCACTGATGAATATCCCTCTCAGCTTGGTCTAACACTTCATCAGGGGTCGCGCCCATCCATTCATAGTGGCGGCTTGGCCCCAACACATAGCAATGCAATGTGAGCTTATAAAAATCGGGTTGAGCTGTACCAGTCTCATCCGCAAAATAGCAAGGATAGCCAGTCAGCCATTCAAACGCTCCCTCATAGCTTTTACAACCGGCGTCATCTTCTAACTGCCGCCTAATAGCTGCCATAACCTCTTTACGCAATTTACGAAATCTATCTGCTGCTGTTTTTGTCATAATAACCCTCCCATATCAGCGGTTTTCCCTCGGCATCCACCATTACACACATACCCCTATGATATAGTTGCAGATATTGTACACCTGTGCGGGTATCAACATATATCGCATGTGATGCAGTCATTTCAAGCGCTCGCAGTCTGTAGTTAACAGCTTCGGCCTGTCCGCACCCGCACAGAGCGAGGGTCAGCAGGGTTAATATTGTTATTGCTATTACTATTACTCGTTTCATTTTTCTTCCTCCTCTAAATAATGTACTCCTATACCACTCAATACCTCGCAGTTGTCGTCATATACACCCGCCGCGATAAGAATCTCCTTCCGCACAAGCCACGCACGGACCTCTATAAAGGCGCATTGACCATCATATTGACGGAAATAATTCTTCGCTTGTCCTGCGGTTTCAGCGGCTATGAATAAACCGGTGTCTATATACGGGTCATTGGTGCAAAAATATAAATTCATACCTCCTCCTCAAATTCTGGCATTTCTGCCCAATGCGTTATTTGACACATCTCCATCAGCGCCGGAAAATACCAGCCCGAATCGCCCACATACCAGCACTCTCTTACGGTGGGGAAGGGGGGTTTGGTCAGGCACATAACCTAAAACACTAACAAACCGTTCCGGCATTTTATCTTCTACTTTATACCACTGCATGAGCTATACTCCCTCTATTGATGGTATTGTACTAATTTGGAATCCTGCATACTCAACATTATTCAATATATATTTATCCCGCAAATATTCAGACATTTCTTGCAAGCAAGTGGGACACAAATGTACAGGGATTAACAGTGGTGTTGGTCCGCTGCCATCGCCCGGAATAAACCGGCCAGGTAATATAGCCTTCCCCAATTCTGCTTTTTCACATTCAAGTTGAAATTCTTGATTACACATATCACATTTTTGAAAATATCTTGCTACTACCTTACTCATGGACTATTCCTCCTTTGGCGGCTCCTTTATAAACTCTTCGATTTGGTCTATCACCCTTTTGCACTCACTCGCCATTTCACGAGTCGTCCACTTCTTGGCAAGTGATTCACACGGCATATACCCGCTGTAGTCCATGTAGTGGGCATAATCCCATCCTATATACCACCCTTTATTATTCGCTACCACAAGTTCTGCGCTTGAGTATGTTACCCCGCCATGGCAGTCTATTGCATTTTCTATATATTTTTGTTCTTCCCACGTCATGCTCAACAGGTCGGACACATCAACGTATGCGCACGGGTGCGTGCCAAAACTGACAACATAATAATTGCGTCCGTGGTAAACGCCGTGAACTAAAACCTGCGGCTTACATCTGCTTTGCTGGTATACCATTTCATATATATATTCCATTATTCTTCCTCCTTCGGGGGTTCTGGCAGCACTTTTTTCCCCTTAAACCGTGATACGTACACCAGTTCGCATATAAGCACCAACAGCAAAGACAATGACTCACCAATAACTACTCCTATGATGATGTACTTGAACATTGTTATTCCTCCTTGTCCATTTTCGCCCCGCAGTTGGGGCAGAATTCCTGTTCTGTAACGGCATGAATTCCGTAATAATCACTACAATTTGAATCCACACCATGACATACAGAACACTCGTATTCTCCATATCTTTTGTTTATACAAATCCACCGTCCATGCACCATAGGCGCAACATCGGCGGCGGGAATTTGCTCGATGTATTGCGTTGGCTCAAGCCCCTTCGCCCATGCGTGTCTTACTGCCAATATCACTTTTTCGCGGTCTATATATTCTTTACTCATTTGTTTCCTCCGGCTCGCTCACACCATCGAAAATGCCCAAAATCTGTTGGAGCAATTCAATCTGCCCGTTTCTGTGACCATAGCGATACCCAGTTGTATACGTTTCGGCCGTGTCTCCACTGTCCTTGTCTTTTTCAGCAACGAGCGCCTGATGCTTAGCCCTCAAATCTTCAAGTTCCACAGCCGGAGCAACATCGGCGGCGGGAATACTGTCGAGGAGGTCTATACAGTCCCGGAAACAGTCTGCCGCCTCATTGTCCCCGGCTAATACGCAATCTGTGATCCACATTCTAAGCCGTGCCTTTGCATCTTCTCGCTCTATATGTTCTTTAGACATTGTTTTCTCCCATCATATAAGCTCCGCAGTTGGGGCAATAATAAAGCACATTTTCTTGTGGTGTTCCGTCAATATTCATAAGCACTTTACAACCAGTACATTGCCATTTAGAGCCGTGCTTTTCCCACCGTTCATGCCGTACTTCTATAACATCGGCAGCAGGTGCAGTTACCATCAATTCCCTCGCTCTGCCCGGTGGGCCAACATGCTCTGCATCATATCGGGCAATCAACGCCCCACGCTCTATGAACTCTTTAGCCATTGTCAGCACCTTCTTTTCGTTCTCCCAGATAGCAATATCCGTCATCCTTGACCTTTCTGCATCCTAAATGAGAATCGCACCAGCGATTTCCGAATATCTCATCCTTGTAGCTGTATTTGCACTCCCGACATCTGGCCACTTCGACAACATCGGCGGCAGGGGTTGCTTTAACACACTGTATAGCATCTTCTTTAGTGTAATAGACCAGTTCAAGACAATCATTTTCTATTGCATTTATCGCCGCTTCTCGCTCTATGAACTCTTTAGCCATCTGTTTTCCTTTCTCCATAGCTGCAAAAATGATCCCCCGGAAAAAACTTTGCAAACGCAGAAATTTTTGCACAGTCATACTCTTCTTTTGCACCATCTATGCGGTACGAATGCTTGCATTCCCGACACCGTACCACCTCCACTACATCGGCGGCGGGGATATCCTTCAAGTCGATTTCCTTGATGTACCTGTGCAATACAACTCCGCTCAATTCAGGGTCGTAGTGCTTTACTTCAATAACCTTTTCCAGCGCCTTTTCTCGCTCTATGTACTCTTTACTCATTATCAGTCTCCTCCGTTGCCTGCCGAAGCCAATCGGCGATTGTCTTACAGAAAACTTTGCCACCAATTTCCGTGAGCCATGCAAAGCCAGTTAAAAAATTTGCCAGTTCCTCGTCGCTCATCGTCCGGATACAGTCGGCATTAGTCTTCGCTTTGTACGGCTTTGGGTAATCCAAATAAGGCGGGTAGTTTTTTACTTCACCCATAATCATTCTCCTTTTTCGCCACTCTGTAAAAAGTCCTCATTACTGCCTTTTAACATCAATTCCGCCAAGTCACAAGCCGCCAGATATGTCTTCTCATGGATTGTTCCAGTGTATGCTTTTTTCACCCACTCCTTAAATGCATCCATATCCAAAAACCAACACCCGACACGAGCAAACATATTGCCGTTTTCATCTATGTAAAAGTAGGCTTTTTGGTTGGTGTTGCCTATCCTATCCACAGCGACATAGTGGCCATTTTTTACTTTATCGTTTTCGTAGTTGCAATATTCACCAAAGTTACACCACTCACCGAAGGTACACCACTCACCGAAGCTGCACCCCACGCCAAAGGTGTCTCCGTCGCCAAAGCCGCACAACTCACCAAAGTGACACTCCTTGCCAAAGTCACAATGCGCACCAAAGTAGCAATATGAACCAAAGCTGCACCCATCACCAAAGTAGCACCCCTCACCAAAACGGCAATGCTCAATAAAGCGAGAATGCTCACCAAAGAGGCAATATGTACCAAAGACGCAATACTCTATAAAGTCTTTTATGGCGGTATAATCCCCAGTAGGACATATCTTACGACCAAACTTATCTACTTCAAAAGTGTCAAAATCCGCTTGCGTGTACGTTTTCATTGCTCTACCTCACTCTTTCTTTGCGGAATTTTCTAATAATCTTTGTTACCCTCCAATGCCGTTTCGGCTTCTTCACGGGTGCGGTAGTAACCTCTCCGTAACTTCCCGTCATCAGTAAGTAAATACAGACGGAATGTAGTTTGTTCGATAAACAAATTTCGATATTCGCACCCTTTACACATCCTTTTCGTTCCACAATCCCCGGGGAATGTACAATCATCAATAACTCGGTATATTCTGTCCCCGACCCTACACGGCAGCACCACCAACCGTCCGTCTTTCTCTGCCCGGAGTAATTCACGAATATGCTCAGTAAACTCCGGTTTATCAGAGAACGCATCATCCACAACATTTTTCAGAAACACAATTTTCTCCGGCTCCAGCCCTGTATCCTCATATTCGGCAAGACGTTCAATGGCTTGTTGCCTATAAGCAGATACGGCGATCTGGTCTTTTGCCCCGGATTTAAAATAACATGATTCAGGGTATGCAAGATTCGCCGTCCCGCAAATCGTTCTTTTAGTCAGTCTGTTCATTTGCCCTCCTGTTCCATGCTTTAATAAGATCGCGCTTGCACTTGTCCCGATGCTCCACTGTTAATTTGTGTAGTTTCACCATCATGCTCCTGCCGCACTTATCGCAATTTATGTAATATCTCGGCATTGAGCTGGCAAACGGGTCATCGATATACCACAAAAGGCTGCGATCAATCCCAGCTATATATTTCACTTCTACGGTATTACCGCACGGACACTGTTTAAGCTTATTCTGCATGTTGTTCCTCCTTCGGCAACTGCGATTTATACCGCCTTATTCCCTGTTCCAGCTTATTTGCACATTTAGGACAAAGCATAAATGCAGTTGAGCTATAAAACTTCGTAAAAGCCTTTGCGCTCGGAAACCATTTACCGCAATCACAGCAACATACAAGCCTGCCTCCTGTTATTGCATCAAACTTATCATTGTTCATATGTCCTCCCAATCTAATGCCTGACCACAAATATAACAATGTGTGTAAAATGCACCTGCAAGCCATTCGCCGTCCATTTTTGTGATGCAACGAGTTCCACACATCGGACACTGATAATCTGCCAACAAACCATTAACCTTTACAATTTTAATCTTCTTGGGTATCTCTTTTTCAATGCGTCTTTTCCCAACCTGGCAACCTACCATAAATCCAACGATTGCAAGTGAAATAAACCCAACTGCCATAACTATTACATTGTTCATACGTTCTCCTTCGGTGGCTCTGGTAGAGAACTGGCCGGACACATTGTGCATGGCTTCCCGTCCCCGCTCGATGGTGGATTGTATAGACATAAATCGCATGGTGTTTTCGGTGCATTATGTCTCATTTTGTCAGAATAGCACAGTGGACAAGCCTTGCAACGCTCAATCGGTTCATCATCGTCTGGACCATAAATTTGATACGCACATTCACCATCGCCACTATCTGGTTTATAACATGGTGGCATAAATTCTTCCCTTTGACGGAGGGCGGCGATTGCAAGCCATAATGCATCTTCATAATCCAGTTTGTCTTTATTTTGATATCTGTAATCCCCACATGATTCGTCAAACTGCTTTTCAATTATTTTTGCTGCTTCTTCGCGTGTCATTCCTCATTACCTCTTGCATAAATACTCATAAATATTGCCCTTTTATCCAAGTATTTCATAAGCCCAGCAAATGTAGGCCGCTTTCCTCGTGTTTCACACTGCATGGCATAAAATGTCACGGCTTCTCCGACATCCGTAAGCCAAGCTTCCCCATAACCTCCCTCATTGGCAATCTGTTCATATTGTTCAAGCTGTTCTGAGTATTCATTGTATTTATTCATAACTCATTCTCCGGCTCGCTTACACCATCGAAAATGTCCAAAATCTGTTGAAGCAATTTAATCTGCCTGGTTATATACGTTTCAGCCACATCTCCACTGTTCTTGTCTTTTCCAGCAACGTACTCCTGATACTTGGCTCTCAAATCTTCAAGTTCCGTTGTATCCATAACCAAAGCGACATCGGCAACAACCCTGTTAATGGCATTTTCTATCCCCTGATATTCCGAGGGAAATAACTCTACTGCATCACAAGCAGCTTCTATCTCTGTACTTTTGGTTATATATTCTTCATTCATTGGCCGCCCTTTCGTCTGCATCATTTCTTCTATGTATTTAGCCATCGTTAAACATCCTAAATGAATCCGTGGAACATTGCCGCCCGTGCATCAATAAACCTTAACAGACCGCGTTCCTGCAATACCTCGATGTATTCTTCTGGTTGCCCGTATGCCGTGTATCCCTCTGTAATCAGTTCGCAATCGTCAATTTTGGCAATGGTGGGGAATGGGTATACGCAAGGAATGAGTTCGCCACGTTCACGGTCAACCCCGCATACCACCCATGTTTCGCCGGTTGGCTTATGTAATACAATATCGCTCGGTCTAATCATCGTTCCTCCGTTCTTTCTTCTGCATAGTTTCGTCTAAACGCCCTATTCATATATCGCTTGGCCCATTTAATCCATTTGTTTGACACACATATCCAATTTTTTTCATATAACCGCCACTGTACATCGTGTGGTTTGCCGGATATACGTTTATATGAGGATTTGCTCATTATTTCCCTTTCATCTTCTTCCCACAGTTAGGACAATATTCTGGCAACTCAGATCGGTCATTGGCCCATGCGCCACAATAAGAGCAACTATACTCAGCATAGAAACAAGAAGCATCGGGATCATAACAAATGTCATTTTCTTTAATCCAATGAGCGCGATGTTCATTAAAACATTTATCGGTTTTATCCTCCCTCCGTTCGCCCTGAGCGCAATAGAACATTTCGTCAACGTCGTTTTCATCGTCGTTAAACCACGGCTGGTCGCAGATGCCCCAATCCGGCGCACTGCCGTCAATCAACTCCGCTTCGCAAGGGTGATAGTGTATGCACTCCCGACACCGAATAATATCCGGCAATGCCGTACCCTGATAAGTACGCAAAAGCCCAATCATATTCTCAATGGGGACAGGGTGCAGGCCAAACTCGTCGGTTTCTACTATTGTGTCTCGAAGTTCTTTGTAGTGTTGTATCAGGCTATCAAGCTCAATCCATTGACTCATTGGTTCTCTCTCCTCACGCGACGTTCTGAATAATATCATCTATTTGACACTCCCCCACGGCTAAAGCCGGGGGATTCTCGGTTCAACCACCACCGCCCGCATTTGCAAGGTCTTACACGGTGTCCCCAAGCGTATAGGTTCGGACGTGTCCCGCCCTACCGTATATATTAGCTACGCCAGCAGGCGCAACCCTTCGTTCAAAATGTTCTTCGCGGCGTTTATATCCCGGTCGTGGACAGCACCGCACTCCGGGCAAGTCCAGATGCGCACGGACAGGTCTTTCGTGCCTGACCACTGTGCGCCGCAGCAGGAACAAGTTTGGCTGGAGGGGTAGAAGCGGTCTACTGTGACAACCTCTTTCCCATACCACATCCCCTTGTACTGCAACTGTCTGCGGAACTCGCCCCACCCGGCATCAGAGATTGCTTTCGCAAGTTTATGGTTTTTCACCATGTTAGACGAAGCCAAATCTTCAATCGCAATCAGGTCGTAGTCCCGTACAAGATTGGTAGATAGTTTATGAAACATATCATTCCTCTGATTGGCGACGTGTTCATGGAGACGGGCCACTTGGATTCTCGCTTTTTCCCAGCGGTTACTGCCCTTTGACTTTCGGGACAGACACCGTTGGAGTCTGGCAAGTTTCTTCTGATTTTTAATAAGGTATTTGTGATTCGGATACTCTACACCATCAGAGGTAATTGCGAATGCTTTCAAACCCATGTCAATACCGGCCACCGCACCAGTAGAGGGCAGTGGCTTAATCTCCACATCGGTACAGCAGATAGACACGAAATACTTACCGCTTGGGTTTTGGCTGATAGTAGCAGAGAGAATACGTCCTTTGACCACTTTGCTGATACGGCATTTTACAAGGCCAAGCTTGGGAAGCTGCACCGCCTTGTCCAGCACCTTGATATTTGTCCTTACGCACTTGCTCTTGTAGCTCTGCCGGTGGTTATGTTTGCTCTTGAATCGGGGATAGCCGGGTTTCTGGCCTTGCTTTACACGACGAAAGAAGTTCTGGTATGCAGTGTCCAAGTCTCTCAGAGAGGATTGCAGAGCGCTTGCATCTGCCTCTTTCAGCCATGACAGGGTTTTCTTGAGTTGTGTCATATCCCCGGAACAGGCATTATAGTTCATTGTCTTTCCGTATTGCTCATAGAGGTCTTTCCGCAAAGCAAGATAGTGATTCCAGACGAACCGGCAACAACCAAATGTCCTCTGCATCTGCTGTATTTGCGCTGGGGTAGGATAGATGCGAAATTTATAACCGTATTCCATTACGACTCCATACAGTATTTTTATGAAAAGAGCAAGATGTGCTTTATATCCCCACGCCTCAAGGCGGGGGGATTACGGCACGTTCCGATAAATTACCCGCTCATTTTTGAGCGGGCGCATACACACTATTCACTTGTTACTTCCACGGAGAGCAACATCGACCTGAGAATTGTTTACAACTCTACCATACTACGGACGCATGTATTTGTCAATGGGTTGCCACGCCGCCAAATATGCGCCGTCGTGTGGCGGCAGCGTTGAAGCATCTATCCAAGCCATTCCTCAATCTCCTCTCTAAGTTGTGACATTGTAACAACTTCGGAAAAAATCTTATATATACCTTGTACATCGCGCAATAAAAATTAGCAACACTACTGTCACTCCCACAGGGTAATACAATCAGTGTTGCCTGTCACCTCCTCTACCCATTTAATCAATAATTGCCGCATCCGTTTGCTTGGCATATACAGCCAAATTTCCTTCCCGTCGCGTAATTGACTACGCCACAACCACTGTACCATTTCCGAAGTTGCAAGTTTATCACTATCCACGCTATATCCACGGCTTTCAAAATATAGCTGTGTATCGACATTGGCAAAAATGTTTACGATGTAAGCTAAATGAGAGCAATGTCGATATGCGTTAGTGGCACGAGTATTATAAGCTAAGAAACGCTGTGTATATCCCCAACCCTTGAGTTTAGCTTCACCTTCCTTATAACATGACCACAACCGGCATTGAGGGTCGCGAGGACCTTTATTGGTAAAATAATTAACCAAATGACGCTTCAATGTGGCAATTTCAGCCGTGTGCCGCCCACCTGCATTCTTTTGCCAAGTCGCGCTCAATGCAGCCTTTGGCTCCCCAAGCAAATTCATGTTGGCGTTGGCGCACAGATGAATTGTCGGCAATGTAATTTTGTCGCGCATCAATCCTTGTGTAAACTCATATTCCAACCCGCCAATGTGCCGCACACCTAAATATTCAATCTCAATGCCGTGCATCTCGTAGTAATACGCCTGATATTGAGCCTCAAACATATAAGTTAGGATGATCACCTCATCAAAAGCACTGAACATTTCTAAAGGCAGCTTCCACACCATTAGGCGATTGTCTTCGTAAGTGACGCAGCCCGACTCAATCTTTAGCCGCAATATATCAAATTTACCCTGATAGTCGTCTGCCAGCCACACCACACGTTTAGTATCTGATTCTACGGTCATCATCTTAGCCTTAAACAACATATCAACATCGTAAGGAGATATTGTTATAAAATCCAAGACGTCGATCACTTCGTCCAGTATTAAGGTGTAATGCCCCGCCCGTATCAGCTCTAATGTTTCGGATGTGTACTTATAGAATAAGGCGTGTGTACTGGCTAAATTATGCCTACCCCGCAACAGATCATTCAGAGATGTTAATTTGCCTTGACCGCGATTTTGCGGTTGTTTGAACTTCCGCTTAGGGCAAGCCTTGTCGATACGCTTGCACTCATCCAGAAATTGCGTCACGAATAAGAAGCGTTTATCGGTCTCACGGTTCATCATCGTTATGGCAGCTTGCGTCTTGCCACTGCCCATAACGGCATCGCATACAGATATTTTCAATGGTCGCGTATACCCCTTTAACAATTGATTTATTAGGTACTACCTAATATTTGTCCCAAAAAACGTAGACAAATAAGCATTTTTTGGGTGTGTTCCTATAAAAGACATTTAACATTCGCTTCGCTCTTTTTAACGTGTTATATATACCACCCCCTGCATCATCTACCCCATAACTAATATAGCTCACGCTTCCCATATAAACGGGAACTTGAGCTGTGTTACCTATATTCAGTTGTCAGCATACGATTTATCTCATCAGACGTGCTTATCAACTTGCCATCTTATCATATAAGCCCAGCTAAGAGTTGTCAAGAAGTTGCCCTTACCCCTATATAAGCCTCGCGGCGTTTGAGCGCGGTTTGGTTGGGTAGCGGCAGCTAAGGGATTCGGTTTAGATAAAGGCAAAGGATTGGTTTATACATTAGCGTAGAAGGGACTTGTCTGTTGGTCAGCCCGTGTTTGGCTTGGTTTGTTTGGCTAATGGGTTTTGTTCTTTTTCTGGTTGGGCAAGCGCGGCTCCGCCGCGTGGGCGCGAGGGGTTTATTCGCTTCATTATATTCCGCTTATAAACCCCTCGCTTTACGAGATGGGCCATTTTACTCGCTAACGCTCGTTTATGCCCATCTCGTGAGATAGAAGAAATGGTTTTTCCTTCTTTTTCTTCGCGCATGAGAAAAACTCAGGCATTTAGGCACTTTTTGCGCTTTTTGGTGGCAAATCACATCAAAAACAAAGCAAAAACACGTATTTTTTGCTTATTTTGCTGGATTTTTTTCATGTCAAAAAGGGCATTTTGACGGGGGATGCGCCATTAAAGGGTCATTAGAGGGTGGCTATAAACACAGTGTAGGTGCGGTAGGCGGGGTACGGCAAGGGGCAACGCAAGGGGCGATGGGTTATACCCCCGGAGGGGGTGAGGGTGGTGGGGGAGGATGAGAAGGGAAGGGAAATGGCTGGGCAGTGCAAAAAGCAAGGTGGGCTGGGGATTTTTGGTGGGTCTGGTGAGGGAATGTACTACGGGGTTTTCGGGCTGGCTGCCCGGTGTGAACGGTTAAAACCGCCCCCCAACATGGTAAAGCCCGCCTATACTGCATAAAGGCGGGCTTTAAGGCGGGACACGGGGGAAGCGGGAGCGGCCACGCCGCGACACGGACAATATAATATATAGGGGGCATAGGATACGGCGCAAGCAAGACAGTCGCACGTTTTGGATTATAACTATAATCATAGGATTAGATATATAATCTAAAAAGACTTTTCCCAATATCGCCGTGATATAACCGTACATTATAGTATGACTATAAAAGCGCGTTTTTATAGTCTGGCTATAAGCATAATGTATTGGACAAAACATTATAGTCCGGCTATACTATAACCATACCAAACAACAACAGCCACACGGGCGGCACACAACAACGGCAGTCCTGGCAGACAGCCCACACCGCCCACAAAAAGGTCAGCCCTCATAGGCTACCGACACGTTTATTTCGTGTACCTTGACAATGATATAACGCTTGTATACTACAGCGGATTAGGGGCTTGAGTGTTGCCGCCGTGACTATATGAGAATGATATATAGCGCAACACGGTCGAGCGGGTCGAACAATGTATACAAGGGGCATAATGTGAGTATGTCAAGGTTCATGGCGGTTTATCCTTTTATAAAAGCCGCCTACCATAAAAAATAAGGCCAGTCCGCCTAAAGGACAGAAAGATGATAATATGACTACTATGTATCGCGCTTCCTCATTCCGTCTTGAGACTGCAAAAGCCACTTTTGACGTTCGCGCTTCTCTGTTCGAGAACCTTTACGCGGCCACAAAGGCCAATCGTCACGCAAGCGCAGCGCTTGACAAATCCGCTGTCGGCAACGATAAAGAAGCATGGGCGTTATACCGCCAGCGTGTGCAGCACGTACAAGATGTAGTATTCTTGTACGCGAAGGCCGCCAAAGAGCAAGATTATGAGCGCATGGAAGCCCTCATCGCGCCGTTTGTGGCCGCATTTCAAGAGTATCTGGACTTGTTAGGGCAAGACTTCAAGGCAAGGCGTGAAAATCTTGCGGCGTTCCTTCCCCATGTTGGAACCTATCGCAAGGGCGAATATCTCACTTATGACGAAGCCGGGAATATCATGCAGGACGAAGAAGGCGGCAATATCTTCCATGTAGAGAACCGTTTCAGCACGACAAGTGACGCAGCATTCCGCAAGCAGTTTGAGCGCACTGTTGTTGACGACGGCAAAAACATAAAGACACGGGCGGAAGTGCGGGCCGAACGCAAGGCGCGTGACGAAGCGCAGAAGGCCGCGAAGAAGGCTGAAGCAAAGCAGGCCAAGGAAGCGGACAAGGCTAAAGACGCGACAGCAAAGCGGACCGCAGAAGCCAAGGCCAAAGAAACGAAGTAAAGGGGCGATTGCCCCTTTGTGCTACCATAAGCAAGCCTTCCCGTGGCGGTAGTGTTGCGGCGGTGTATCCGCTTACTAATTGCTTACTGATTCGGTTTTGGTTTTGATTTGTTCGATAAAGTATGATATACTTTAGGAAATAAATCGGAAGGATTTCAAATATGGAAAAACATGGGAGAAATACGCCTGCAAAATATCAATGGAAAAAAACAATCATTCTGACACCCGCTGAAGGAAATTGTATAGAACGACTTTACACGCAATACGGTTGCGCTAATATTAGTCAGTTTTGCAAGGCTATCGTTCATGGGGAAATTCAAATTGCTTCCGAACCCATAACATGGGATAACCCCGATTTTGATTTATATAGTAAGGATTATGTTGCAAAATTGGAAGAAATTCGTTCGGCATTTGAAAAAATTAAAAATGTTATAGATAAAATATAAATTACACAAGCATTTTAATTTAGAATCCGCAAGGATTCTTTTTTTTTACCCCAATATGTAAATAAAAAACAGAAAGGAATTGAAAATCATGCAGAACATTTACACTATCAAATCCCGCCTTGCGGAACTGCGCGAGGAACTTATGAACCATGCCGCCGCATGGAGCGATGTGCCGGGTGGCACTGATAACCCCATCGCACAGGCCGAGTACGCCCGCATCTGGAAGGAATTGGAAACGCTTTCGCAAGAGGCCAAGGGCGCGACCTACAAAATGGCGATTTAGGAGGAAATGGAAATGCTGTATTACCGTGTAAAGCCGGAATATGACAACGCCCGCTTGCTCAATCGCACCACCCGTGCGTTTGATCGGGTGCTGATAGGAAATGAATTGTACACCGAAAAGGAATGGGAACGCCTTGTACTGCGTTATCGTGTGTCGGCAGTTGTGTGCGAACCGGTGCAGGTCAATAAACGCAACACTTCTTTCTTTTTCGGCGCAAGGTTCGCGGACTAAAACGGAATCGGGGAGGAATCGCAAATGAAATGGAAAAGCAAACGAGATCGCATTGACGTTTTGCGGGCCAGCGGGTATGCGTTTCTGCGCAAGGAAGGAAATGCGCTGTACTACGAAAACCGCTATGCGGGAGCCATTGTGCGCTTGCAAAACGGGCGTATGCGTTGTGTGTGGCGCTGACGTGCGTTTTGCAGACAATGGTAAGGTAAAAACGGAAATGAAATAGCTTTAGGGTATAGTTATACCCCTGTAAATGAAATGTGCTTGAATCCTTGATGAAATAGGGCAAAAGGGAGGTAAAAATGGAAATCGAATTTGAACTTGTAACGGTGCATGGTGAGGACGTGCTTATGCGCACGGCGGTCAACTATATGGATGATGAGCTGCGTGAGGAAATTCATGCGGAAATGGCCCCGTGTACGGCGCAGGCGTTTTGTGATGAGTACGCAAGGCGGCACAAAGAAAAGTACAGGCAGGAATGGATCATAAACTGAAATGGAGGGGGAATCGAAAATGGATTTGCGAATAGGTAGGAAGCGTGTGCGCTGCGGCAGTTTTGCATGGTGGTGTTGCGTTGCGGTTGGGGTCGCCATGCTGTACATGGTTATGTTTACCAGTTGTGCGTTGTGCCTGCTTAATAGTTGACATAGACCGGTGTTCAGGGCGCAAAGCGGGCTATGGTATCATATATGGATAAGGAATTGACCAGGCGAGCGACCCCTTCACAGGCAAACGCAAAGCGTGTAGGATAACAATACAGCAAGATGCGAACGGCACAATAGGCCGTTCTTTTTATACGCCAAAATCTAAATCAAGGAGGATTTGAAAATGGATAAGTTTGTTTTGTGGGATGACATTTATAAGAACGAGGAAGGAAAACTGTACACACAAACATGGAGGGACAACAACCCGTGGTGTGAAGATAAACATACATGGGAAAAGGTGAAACTGTACAACATTGACAGCGGGACACCTATACGTTGCGTATATTCGCAATTGTTTTCCCCGAACAGCTCGTTGCTACTGTGTAACGATATTGTGAAAGTAGACGATGAGCTGTATGACAACCTCGAAAGTGGCGAACTGTGGCATTATTACGATGCAGAAGGAAACGAAGTTGAAGAAGATGATGACTATGAAAGCGAAGAAGCTGTTGACATTTATCAGTATTACCTCATTGATGACTGGACAGCACACAACTTGCAATACCACACTGATGAAATCATCTTGTATAGCGAGATGCTTAACCTTTATGTGCTGGGTGTGACGCATTTCGGTACGATGTGGTGCGGCGTTGATGCGGAGTATGTGAAATAAGGGGGAAATGAAAGTATGACGAATTATGAAAGGTTGCAGCGATTGACCGAAACAGAGTTGGCAGAATGGGTGAGTCAGCACATAGATTGTCCACTCTGTCCTGTCAGTCGCCCGATATGTACCGCCAACGACACTTGTATACAAGCTTGGATAGATTATCTAACTGAGGAAGAATCTGAATATCTGAAGCACAAGAAAAAGCTTGTGAGTTTTTTGGGCTGTCGCTCGTAACTGTGGCAAGAGTGGCAGCTACAAGCGACCCACAAATTTATACAATTTGAAGGAGGAATCCAAAATGAAAACAGTTTTATATAACGCAATACGTTGCAAACACTGCGGAGATGTAATTGAGTCCCGCTATAGACATGATTATGTGTTCTGCTCGTGCGGTGCTTGCGCTGTTGACGGTGGGCATGATTATCTGCGGCGTGCATTTAAAAATTCACGGGACGAAGATTACGAGGAACTGTCAACATGGAAGGAAGAACAGGAGGAAGAAGTATGAAGATACAACCACGGTATATGGTGGTTATCTATGATGTTATGGGAAGGTACGAAATATGCGGGTGCGATTCTGATATGGAAATAGATGATTTTCAAACTGCACAGTGTATGTGGTATCAAGATAACTACACATCTGAAAAGCTCACAACACAAATTTGTCCGATATTGTTTCTCGTCTACGATATACAAGCCAATCAGATGGTGGACACATACAAGCTCTATATAAATGACAATAATGAATTTGATACGATTGGAGGATAATGATAATGAAATCGAATATCTATGATGTGTATAGCCTTGTTAATGCGTATCAGCGCACACATCCCGATGGGCATTACTTCGACAGAGACACCCTCAAGTTTTTCGGGGAGTCATTTAGCACCATGCGGTTGCTGAAAGGCCAGGCAACGATTAAGGATTGGAGCGGCGAAAAGCACACTTGTTATGTGTTAAGCAAGTTGCAGAGGAATCATCCTATGGGGCCGCGCCGTACATACGCTTACTTTGATGTAGAAACATTGGACGATATTTGCGTTTAAGGAGGAATCGCAAATGGATTCAAATTGTAAAGTGTACGCACGACAGATACCTTATGAGTGGCAGGAAAGCCCATGGGATTTGTGGGGAGCTGAACAGATGATCACAGACAAGGCCGCCATATATGGCGACAAGCAGTTGCAAGGATACACTTTCGATGAGTTCGACAAGGTACTAACAGCGTTGGATGAAATGGATTTAACGGACGTAGGCGAAGATAGTTGGTATACAACTGAGCTGGAAATGCTTTTGGATTACGTGCCACCAGTAGGACGAAATGCTTATACTGCCGAAGAAATTGAAAAATGGAAAGCAGCGTGTGATTTATATGATGGCCGAAATCGCACTCGTGATGAACAGGCGGCAATTTGTGCAGGCTTAACATTGGTAATGGGCAAAAAATACGATTATCGTTGTTTGCGGGGGTCCTGTCAGAGCGACTGGAACTACTTCTACTATCCGGTGGATTTGTATAATGATGATGCAATTCGTGAGTTGGAAATAGAATATTTCAATATGGGCGAGGAATGGATGATACATGATGAGGAAACCGTGCCAGATTGCGCTGAAGCAATAAGCGGGTACACCTTCTATGTATATGATGATGCCCGTAAGGAAATAGCGGCAGAGGCAGGTGTGGGACCTGAAGACGTGGTGCTATGGGGATATAACGGAATGAGGTCGATACCGACATATAAAGTAAGTTAAGGAGGAATCCAACAATGTATAAGGGTTATGTGAACGCAGATTATACAATTCAGTTTTTCCATGAAATTGGTAATAATGGGGTTGCAATAGGTGTGCGGTCTGGCATAAAAAATGATCCTGCTCCGTTTGTGGTGTGGAATTATGCGTATGAGAACGGAGTTCCGTCATTTTATTGGGGCGCATATTCGGATGAAAAACGACAGGCTATAACAACATTTGTAGAAAAAGTACGAGTGTTAATGTCGGAGTTGGGCTGGCTTGCATGGAACGCATTGTCAGTGGAGGCATTGAAATGAATTACAAAAAGCTGTATGAGTGGGCGAGCAAAATACAAATGAATGGAAAACCGTCTCTCAACTATATTTTTCGCGATGCTGATGGCACATTTTCTGCGTGTAATGAGTTTATGGGCTTTAACGTGCTATCACTTCCCGAAGGAATCCCGTTCAGAGAAGAAACGCCATTCTATTTGGCAAGTAAGTTGAAGCGGGATGCAGACTTGTACGATTACACGGTATGTGATGCGCCACATCTGTACTGCATCAAGATTAAAGAGTGTAAAACAAGCGAGGTATCAGGTAAAACAATTCCTTATGTGATGGTTGACAACAGTATGTATAACGCAAGGTATATCAAGCAGGCCATAGATATTATGGGTAAGAAGGCGCATTTCTTTAAAAGTGCGAATTGGTTGTCCCCATTATTCATTACGGAGAACGAACCCTCTTGGATGGCAGATTGCGTGATAATGCCAATAAGGTATGACAAAAACAAAATCGAGGAGGAATCGTAATGAATTATGAAATTCGCTCGTATAGTGCTGATGATAATTGGACAGTGACGACAAATTCAAAAAATGTTTCTGATATTATGAGCAAAATGGTAGAACGTGCTGGTCGAATATGTGAACGGTATGCCAGTGACATCTATTATGAGTTACACGCCTATGACAATGCTGTACAAACGGCAGAAAAATATGATAAGGTGCTGTGTTTTCGTGAAAACGGTGTAAACACTTGGGGTGTTCGTGACGATATGATACACAACACATATATTTCTTCAGAATTTATTCAATATTGGCGATTGAGATGGAATCCGAATACAGAGTATGGATCTTTTGTCAGAGTAACCTTGCGTCCAATCAAGGAGGAATAGGCAATGAATACAGATACATCAACTGCGAGGTTAATTGAAGCTGTCATCGACTACTGTGTGGGAATGTGGAACGATGATGAAATTATAGATGTGCTAACAAACACTTTTGGTATGGACAAAAATGATTTTATCGACGCCGGTTATGAAAATTTCATCAAACAGTATTGGGAGGATTAAGCGCCAATGGACAGATATGACAATAACACTACACGGTTTATAAAGGCGGCGGTCACTTATTGTAGAGACAATGATTGGAACAATACCGACATTATAGAAGCATTGTGTGGCACGTTTGGAGTGTCGGCCAATCAGATCGCGGACGCAGGTTATCAGAACATAGTGCAGCAGTATATGAATGAGATCAATAAAGGCATAGACAGATATATTCTCGAACACGCCAAGAAGCTTATCACTGATTTTTGTCTGAAAGAATATAACTGCGAGGGTGATTTCAGTGATTTGACGTACATCAATATTGCTTACACCTGCACTTCTGACGAAGAAATCCCTATTCAGATTGTCGTTGACCTCGTGCATTGCGAAATGAAATGCTATTTAAGTGGCGAACTGTTTCGGACGCGGACATACGATTCGCTGGGCGATTTGACGGCTGCTGAATTGGAATACTTGAATTTTGATGAGTTGGTGTCATTAACAAATTGGGAGGGGGATTAAATTATGAGTTATTATAGTGAAGTTTCATTAACGCTTAAAAAAGCGGACGCTTTGGAATTGATAAGGAAAGCAAAAGAGCATGAAAGTGATGCACATTCATTGATAGCGGAAGCACAGATTGTCGATCACAATAACTATGTCACCTTCTATTGGGATAGGGTCAAGTGGGACCATACACTTCCTTCAGTACGGTTCATCGATAATTGCTGTGACGATGTGGACGACTATAGTTTTAAACGTGTTGGCGAAGATAGCGGAGACATCGAAATTGATTGGGGCGGCGATTACAGTGATATATGTGAGCTGTCAGAAGTGCATCAGTCTATTGATGTCCTCCCCGGCCAACCGTTATACGTTAATGATATTTGGGAGGAATCGCAAATGACGGCGTATGAGAAGTATCAACTTGAATGGATGATGGCGCATGGTTATAGCATAAAGGATTTGTTTGAGGCTATTTGTCAGTATGCTGAGGATTGTGCGGGGGAATATGCCATGGAACCCGAATTGTTTGAAGCGTGGGAAAATGATGCTGGTTTCGGTGGCGCAGTGTGGGCAAGTTACAATGAGTGGAAGGACGCTGAGGGGAAATAACATGAGAATATACATGGACACTGAGACGGCACAAATCATAACTGAGCAAGAACTGCGGACGGAGTTTTATGACTTACGAACCAAACAGCCTGAAACCTATGATTACAGTTTTGAGTGCTATGTGCGGAACTGTTGCGGTAAAAACGGATTCCTCCAGGAAATGAGTGAGGACGCAGTGCGGTACGCCGTTGTGTCGCTGATATTGGGTGGTGCAGGACAGAGAGCAAGAGAGGTAGTAAGAGCATGGAAGGATGTAAAATACGTAATTACGCAGTAGAAAACGGGTTCCATTTTAGAGTGGCATTTTGTGAGGACGACAAATTTCATATCGACTGCATAGATGGATGGGTATATAGCTATGGGCAATACTACATGGACAAAAAGAGTATGCTATATGCAACCTTGGATGAAGCAATCAAATCTTTAGGTGCATCACGACGAGTTACAATCTTGCCGGACGAGACAGAGATTATACCCGATAGAGTCAACTATTTTGACGACCCGTTCATACCTTGGAATCCGAACATTCGCGAACTGTGGCCGGGTGAATATTAAATCTGTAAGGAATCAGAAAGGAATTGAATTATGTTTGAAAATTATCTTTGCATCAATGGTAAGAAAACGGAATTGACTGACGATCAGATGCGGCAACTTGGCATAACGCCTGTTGAACCTGTTGAAAGTGAAATAGCGAGAATGTCTCGCATTTCTAAAGCGGGTGAAGCAGCAGACTATTACAAGGTACACGACACCATTGTAGTAGATGGTATTACATTTGAGATTGTGGGTATTGGGCACGATATAGACGCTTTAACCGGAAAGTATAACACTATAACGCTAAGACAGGTGGACCACATAAAAACGTGCCGCATAAATCCCGGTTCTTGTCCTGAGGGATTCGCCGCTTCGGAACTGGATAACTCTCTTATGAAATCACCCCAAAATTGGATTCCTGAATCCATACTACCTTATGTGCGTAACGTGGCGAAAAAATATGTAACGTATGATGGTCATATTAAAGTTGTGTATCGTAAGCTGTGGTTGTTTTCTGAGAGCGAAATGTTTGGCAGTGCCATTTATTCACCCGCTGAGGACGGTGAGCGTTATGAGGCATTTGCAACAAGCAAGGACAGAATCGTAAATGACGAGGACGGCTCCGCTTGTCGTGTTTGGCTCCGCTCCGCGCCTGTCGATTACTCCGGCGGCTTCTGTGTGGTCTGCGCGTCTGGGGGCGCGAACCGTGACGCTGCCAATTACTCGAGTGGCGTGGCGCTGGGCTTCTGTATTTAATCTTTAATCGCTAATCCCCCGCCCCGCAAGGGGCGGGGTTTTCAATTCAAAAAGGAGTTAAAAATCATTTTAAATTATAGGGGGTTAGCACAATGCGAATTTATGCATTAACTCCAACAGGCTATGACCGTGCAAAATCCTTTTATGGGAAAGCAAACATTATTGAGGAGAACGGCGAAGTCATTTTGCAGTCGTATGACACTTGTGTTTGCATGATTAACAAGCGCGGTGAATTTGTCCGGCTATGGGGTGGCTATTCTGCAACAACAATGCGACATATCAACGTATTTATTAAAATGTTTGGCATTGAGGGCGGCGATAAAAAGTGGTGGGACGCGCTCCCCATTGAAGGAAGCAAACCCCGCGCCGCCGAATTAGTAAATGGGTAAAGAAAAATGACGTTTGAAATAGACCGTATTTTATCTATCAGGGTCATCGATCGGGACGAAAATGTGATTATGGAAATGACCCCATTCGATGCAAACCCAATAACCGTTGAAAACGGTAACATTATAAAGAAAGAGGAGATTCAAAATGGGGTGTATAATAAACTCTGATTTGTGGGAGTGTGACCTTTGCGGTTTTATAGAAATATGGGACGATTTCGATGATATACATGGCGGCATGTGGGTCTGTCCCGTGTGCAATACCACATTCTGCTCGAAATGTTTTAAAGACAGATGTGGAATAACATCATGGACGCGGATGCTACTTGATGACGGTGCGTTGCTTTGCCCAGCTTGCTATGAAAAGCGGAAGAAGGATATTTCAAAATAAAAAAAAAGGAAGAGCTGGGTCTGTACAGACCCAGACTGCGCTCAGTTCCGCAGAGAAGCCCCCAAGAAGGGTGAGAAGGTTTTTGAACTGGCGCAGGTAAATCAGTACGGCTGCAATTTGTTCCGCGTGGCTCACGGATTCATCTATCTCAATGAAGATGTCGATGAAGATGAACGCGAGATACTGATTTCTATGTATGGCTGGGATGAAGACGACCTTGACAGTGATGAATTTAATGGGATACTGGCAGAAGCGGTGTTTGAGACATCCGCAACCGAATACGATACCTCCGCAGAGTACAGCTCTTTTAAGGCAGCTATGCGTGCGTTGGGGCAACTTATTGATGTGGATGTCAGCAAATATCTGCAAATTTAAAATAAAAAAAAAGAGGGGTTAAAATGATTTACATCGTTTGCTCTTGTGATATCTGGAAGACGACCGACTCAATGCGCATAATTACAGCAACGACTTCTGTTACAAAATTAAAACAGCTTATCGCTCAGTTAATTGAGGACGATACATTTGGTTATGATGTTGTACAAAACCCGTATGGTAAAGATGCGGCAAGTTATTTTCGTGAAGATTACAACAACCGCAAGCTTGATATGGGTGAGCTGAATGCTGTCTTGCTATATGGATATGTCGAAGTTGTCACTGATGGTGAAATTTAGGATTATGGGAAATGTGTGAAATGCTCGACTGGATTTGGTGTTTTTGTATTTAATAGAAAGGAGGGGTTTGTCATGGCAATCGAAAACAAGATACGAGAAGTGTGTGAGGATTTAGGGTGGATGTGGACGGATTACGGTGATGACATCACATTAGAGAGGTGGTCTCCTGCTGGTGAGGATTTAGCTATGACGTTTGATAAACGCAGTCTGACAGATGAGATTAGGGAATACGCTGCCACTTGGGATATCGACGAACATATAGAGATGTGGGTGCAGGCACGTCAACATGACAGCGGCATACCAAGTGTACGTGAATTGTGTGAGGATGCGGAAGATATATATGCGATGTTGCAAGACTTGGCGGCGGCTGTAACAAAGTGCGATAAGGAAACTAATGCCAGAATTTCTGAAGGAGGAATACAATGATAAAACATATTCGCGATACAATTGCTTGGGGGTTAAATGAGGACTTTTGGAGCGAAGACAGTCTGTTGGCAGAAGGTTATTACGACACTTTTAACGAAGTGTTAAATTGTGAGGGATTCACAATATGGGATGACCAGCGTAACACAGTGTATATCACTTTGCAGAATGGCAAAGAGTATAAAATCACAATCGAGGAGGGGGAAGTATGTATCTAATGGAGTCAGATACTTACGTTTGTGATATATGCGGATTTGAAGGTGAGTGGGATGACCATGATGATATACATGGGGAGTTGTGGGGTTGCGAACGGTGCGGCGGTACGTTTTGTACGAAATGCTTTATAGAGACCATAGGGACGAACGCATATTGGAAGATGATGCACAGTGAGGATTTGATTCTATGTCCTGAGTGTTATGGAAAGGAGAGAGTAGAATGAATCGTGTTGTTCAAGACTTGACCCGTGAAGAATTAGATGAACTTAAACAGAGCTATATCTGTGTGATGAAGGAGGGATCGGACGAGCCTGCATATTGGGACGATTTGGCAGAAGCGCCGGAATATATATCAGATGAAACACTGTTTGAATATTATGACGGCATGACGTTCACGGAAGATGATTTCTTTTGTAATTTAGAAAAGGAGGGATAAGCTATGAAACAGTACAATACGCAGGAAGAAGCTGTACGGGAGTGCGGTCCTAATGAAATCACGGTACAAATTGACAATGTTTGGGCGAATATGACGTGGGTAGAGTTTAATTTGTGGGCAGCTACACATCCAAATCCATAAGGAATCAGAAAGCGTTTCAAAAAATGCTGCGTGTGGTAAGAGTAATATGGTAAAATAGACAAGGAGGCAAATGTGAGATGGCATTTAAAATGGGTGACTTAAACCTGATTAGTGTCGCTAACTATCTGGGTTATCTTGAAGGTAAGGGGCAGATAGTGATTGACGAAGAAGAACAGTTGTATGGCCTAATGGAAGCAATAGATGAGGATGTAGACAAGGCTGCACGATGTCTGCTAAGTTCGTTTGACTTTTGGACAGAGGTTGAAGCCGCTATTAAGCGAAACTATGTACCACCGACAGAGTAACATCAATTCTACGCTGTTTTTGCAGTGTCCAGTGTCACAAAAATGGACTTAACATATCTGAGACGATAAATCCTACGACCAAAAAGAAGGATCTTTCAAACACAGTAAACAATCAGGAAAAACGAGGTAAAAACGCATGGCTGTTTTAGAGTTCAAACCACGGATTGTAACGCCGTCGAGGATTTTGAATTGCCCTCAGTGCGGATATGAAAATGATGGCGACCACAAATTTTGCGGACAGTGCGGGTTCGGTTTGATACCTACGCCACGCACCACCAAACAACGGTATGTGCCTAAAAGTAAACATACTAAAGTGCCGTTGAAAACATTGGAGGAAATCAATGCGTTTGAGCAAACATTATTAAACGCACCGAGAAAAAAGACAGCGTATAGAAATGGGGTGTTGTTCCGCACGGGAATTAGCATTGGACTTCGAGCTGGGGATTTGGTAAAATTAAAGGCGAACCAATTCCTTAAAGCTGACGGTTCCCCCCGCGATGCGCTATATGTCATTGAGCAGAAAACAAATAAAGGCAGAGAGATTAAATTGGATAGCAGACTGGCAGATATGGTAGCCAGATACGTGGAGGATTTAAAAATTGGTTCAAACGACTATTTGTTTTGGAGCCAAGATAGCACCGGCCACATATTGCGTAAGAGTCTGAATGATAATATTATTCGTCCAGCAGCACAGAGATTGGGGCTGGATGTACGGTTGTACGGTTCGCACACACTGAGGAAAACGTATGCATATCAATTTTACACACAAGCTAATGCGCTTAGTCGAGAGCGTGGGTACAGAGCGTTGTCAATGCTATGTAAGGAATTGGGGCATAGCAGTGAAGCGATTACCCTGTGTTATATTGGCATAGACAAAGAAGAAGTGTGCGAGATTTGTGGATTAACCGCCGATCAATACGATTGGGGGTTTGCTGAAGCGTTACGAGAAGAATTTAATGAGGGGGAATAGAAGATGGATAAACAGCCATTCACTGATCAAGATTTAAAGGGTTGGGCGAAGTTTTTTGTGATTGTTGGTGCTGGTTTATTGCTGTTATATTTTATTGTCCCTGAAGACGATAGAGCGTGTATACTGTTTTTTGGGGTTTGTTATGGTGTGATATTTTTGAGTTTTCTATGTGCGCTTATAGGTTGCGGCGTGATTTCTGATGAAGAAGCGCAAAAAATAGCAGAACAAGAGAAGAAGGAAAATGAATTGTATGAAGATTGGAATACATGGTCAAAGGGGGATACACGCAAATGAAAATAAGTAATTTGCTATTCGGAGCAAATATCAAAATCCCTGAGCGCCGCGAGGATGGCACATACAAGCTGGCTGACTACACGCTGGGCATATTCGGCGCAGGCGTGGCCGTGTTTATCCGCAAGGACATACACAGCCTGTGCCGGTTCGGCGGCAACACGGAGTACGCCGGAGCTGAATATTATGCGCTATGCGGATTGGTACAAGCAACAATATAACGCCAGTGCAATCAGGATAGAAGAATAAAACGGTTTATCATATAGCAGCATAGGAGGACACAGAAATGGCAAAGGCAACAGCGGAATGTACTTGCAAAACTTGCGGAAAAGTCTACACAGCAACTAAAATTTGCCGGAATCGCCGTGATGCCGATGAGTGGGAGCAATGGGCGACCGAGCATTATGACGAGTGCTCCGAATGTTACAAAGCCCGTCAACAGGCAGAGCGGGAAACGGCCAACGAGAAGGCGGCGCAGGAGAGTCGAGCAGTGGGCTGGCCTGAATTGAGCGGGTCGCCGCAACAAGTGGCGTGGGCAACTACAATCCGCAAAGCAAAAATAGATGAGTTGATGGCCCGCGAACCCACCGACACGGGGCTGCGCTACATAACATGGATTATACAAACTCATACCGACGCAAAATATTGGATAGACAATCGAGATTGGTCGTTGTGCGGCCAGTGGGGTTCTAAATTGTGGGACGAATGGCAAGTCGCGGCCAATGTTGAACAATCACCATAATCCGCCCGCTTTAGAGGGCATGAGGGTAAGGAGGAATACGAAATGTACGGAACGATCATCATCAAAACCGCTGCGGCGCAGGCGCAGTTTAAGACATGGGCGCATGATAGCATATACGCTTTCCTGACCGACCACGGGTACAGCCACGACACGGCTGCGGATGTTGCGGGCTGGGCCGACCTCGCCTCGGTTGGCGAGGAATATGAGCTTGATGGTGCTGCGATTATTATTGCTGATTAACGAGAGGAGTGAGTGATACATGACAATGATACATTATGATACATATGAAGAAGCGCTTGAAAACTGCCGTGGTGACGAAGTAGTAGTTGAGGTTGACGGCGGCTGGGTTGTAATGTCTGCAACTGATTATCGTGTCTGGGTGATGCAGAATTAACGGAGACGAGCGAGGAATATAAAATTCTAACAAACCTAAATTCACAAGGAACTCAAAATGGAACCAAAATAACACTGGCAAATAGCCGGTGTTTTCTTTTAGAAAGGAGAATCACATGACAAATAAAGAAAAGGCTCTGGCATATATTAAGCAGATGAGGCTGATTGATATGGACTCACAGGAGTTCACGAATGATATGGTGTGGATGTCGGTGCAGGACAACGATCAGGCTCGTAGCGGAGCGATGTTTCGGCTGGACGATAATGTGCGCCGCAAGATCAACGAACTGGAACAGAGTGGCAGCATTGTGTGGCACATTATACAAGGCACGTACCGCTTCTGGAACGAACCTGAAATTGGAACCGCAACTGATAAGGGATCTGAAACGACCGAGGGCGAGACCCCTGTACCCGTACCTCTGCCGTACACAGATATACGTTTCACGACCTATCTATTGGCCACAGATGAGGACGGTGACACGCTGGCAGAATACAACGCCAAACAGTTTTATGCTTTCGCTTGGGTTGAAAATGAGGACATTCCTGAACTGTCTGAGTACGGCACTGTCGTCATTGAGAGATGCAACGGCGGTCTGTGGCGCGTAGGTTAATTCTACGGTCGAATTTGAATAACTGGACACTGAAAATTGGACTTGGCGTATCACAGTAGATAGATTGGTTGGCTAAAACGGAACCTCTTTCATTCATTGAGTAGATAGGCAAAAACAGACTAAAAACGCATGGCAATAAACGGGTGCGGGACACTCGATTGCCGGATAGGAGGGTATATGCAGCTCGGAGATAGAGTTATTCACAAAGGTCAGCATAATAATGTGGGGACGGTCACACAGTTATTGAAGGGCGATTTGCTTATAGCGTGGGGTGCAGGTGGGTTTGAACGCACCCAGAGCGGAGCGCTGTATACAGTGGGCTACGACCCTAAGATGGGGGATAATAAAGGTGTGTGGCACGCACCGAAAACCCAAGCGCAAAATTTTCTCGACTTTGTTCGTACTTCGTGGTAAAATCGAAAGAAAGGCGGCATTTTTATGAATAATCAGCGCAGAGCAAATCTGAGAAACGCACAAGCTATACTCCGCAAGGCACAGGAATCTATTAAAATAGCGTATGACATTGTAGAGGACGCTAAGGGCGAAGAAGAAGATTGTATGCTTTGTATGCCAGAAAATTTGCAGGAATCAGACAGATATTATGAAATGGAAGATCGAGTAGACAGCATGGAAGACATCTTACTAAACATAGACACGCTTGATAATTCAGTGGATGAAATTGTAGACTCAATAGACACGGTAATGTAAAGGAGGCGGTTGTATGCTCAATCCAAAGGTCAAATCATCTGGCGAACGTGTAATAAGGGGTGTGGTGGCTGGTGCTATGCTGGGCGCTGGCGCTGTTTCAGCCAAACAGGATCAAAAAAGAAAAGCACAGGACGCAGAGCACCGAGGATTGCTGCGCCGTCAGGATGTCTATGAGGCACATATACGGAAACAGGTTTATTTATCTCGGTTTGCTGACGACGATTTTAGCTGGGTTCCTGAAAAGTTCCAAGAAGACCTGAAATGTAGCTATTGTTTGCAGCAAGCTTACGCCGCTGGTATGGCCGATAGGGAGTTAATGGCAGACGGGTTTATGCCAATGAGTGAACAGAGTTGGGACAAGAATTGGAGTGTCTATACGCACAATCCATTTATCGGGTTTATCGAGGCACACAAAGAGTTCCGCAAAGACATTCAAAATCCTAAATGGCCTGCAATGTCAAAGTGGAATCTAACCTTGGAAGGTTATAAGAGGTTCTTCCCTGAGCGATTTGACGAAAACGGCCAGCCCATACGAAAGTAAAATCCATAGGGAATCAACATTAGATCGGCATTGCCGGTCTTTTTTAATGCGAATTTGCATTGCCGCTGGGTGTAGTATGGAGATGGAGGCAATGAGCGCATACTACATCCTATGATAATAAGTCGGTTGGCGCAAATACGCACAGAGCGTCATATCACAACAGCGGCGCTGGCGAAGAAGTCAGGCGTCAGTCAGTCTACAATTACACGTATCGAAAACAATATGGAAGACCCGCGACTATCGACTTTGGTGGCTATTGCGCGGGCATTGCACGTCACTATCACAGATTTGTATACAGAAAAACACTGGTAGATAAGGTTGTTGGGTTTTGTCAAGGGGTTATTTAGCATATCACTTGTTGACTAAAGTATCCTATAAGGATATAATTACAGACACATCACAAAATAATATCGTGGGAGGAAACAATAATGCAGGCATTACAAGTCAGCAAATTGCAGGCGCATCCGCAAAACGAGTATTTCTTTGATGAAATGAGTGGACAGAAATGGGAAGAATTTAAGGAAAGCATCAAAACCAGTGGGGTTATTGAACCTATTGTGGTTACGCAGGACTTAATTATTGTGTCCGGCCACCAGCGAGTGCGGGCTTGCAGGGAATTGGGAATTGTCACCATACTTGGTGAGGTTAGGCACTATGACAACCACGATGGTAGGTGTGCTGAAGATTGGGTCATCAAGGATTTGATAGAAACCAATGTGCGGCAGAGAGGCAATATAGGCGGCAGTGAGCTGAAAGCAGTACATCGGGTGGATGAGCTGCGGCGTATATATAAGGTAGATGGAGGTGGTAAACATAAAAGTTGTGACAATGTAACAACTTCGGGTGAACCTGTGACAGCAGAGGAGGCTTGCAAAGCTGCCGGTATTGATTATGCTTCGTATAGGCAATTCAAATCTTTGTCCGATCTTATCCCAGATTGGCAAGAGCTGTTGGATTCCGGCAATGTATCTGCCAGCGTCGCTTCACGTATCATAGGTAAGCTATCAGAGGACGAGCAGGAGCAGCTTTATAATGCTCTGCCGGTGAAGGAGCGTATCACAGCCAAGCTCACTGACAAATATTTGTGTCAGATACGGCAACAGCAAGTTGAAATGGAGCAAAAGGAAAAGCAATGGCAAGGCACTAATGCGTCGCTTGCCAATAGGCTTAATTTGATTGTGGCGAAGAATAACGAACTGGATGACCGTATTACTGAGCTTAAACAGAAGGGCGATCCTGAACTGGTTGCCAAAATAGATAAACTACAAGAAGATTGTAGACGGGCTTACGAGAACTACCAGAAGGCTAACAGCGAAAATTATAATCTGAAGTGCAAGTTGCAGGATTCGCAACAGAAGATCAATGAGGCTAACGGGTATATTCAAGAGTTGTTAGAGCAAACAGAAGCGTTGGAGGACAATGCTTTGACTTCTGAGCAAATGCGGGAATTGACTAATCTTCGAGCCGAGAACAAGCGGCTGGAAAGGGAACTGGCGCAACAAGAGCCGACACCCCTTGCCGAACCTGTTATGCCGTCATATACTATGGGTGGACTTAAAAAGTTCTTGTGTACGACCAAATCCGAATTGGAAACCTATCTTAATTCTAAAACCTTAAATCTTAATGCTGAAGCTGGTGATAATGATTATATAAAGGAAATGATTGGCGAACTCGTTCCGCTTGCTTTGCACGTTAAGGATAAGGTGTGTACTTTAGTAGCGTAAGGAGAGAATATATGGTCGTAATAGATGTCGCTCAATTTGAAGAGCGCGTGCGCCAGCATCGGTTGTGGATAGAGCAGAACGGTCAAGGCCAGCAATTAGTATTGCGGAATTGTGTGATAAGCAATATAGACGCCTCCCATCAAGATTTGCGTTATGTGCAATTCATTGATTGTGTTTTTATCAAGTGTGATTTTGTAGCGTGTAATTTCACTAAGGCGGTGTTCACAGGATGTATATTAGCGAGGCGGGTGAGATTTGTACACTGTGATTTGCAAGAAGTAAATTTGTGCGATGCGAATTTGTATACTTGCAAATTTATTCTTTGCTGTGGCTTAGAGACTGCGATTGTTGATGATAAGACGCTTTATTATCGTCCTCAATGTCCCATGAACGGCAGCTTTATTGGGTACAAGGGGGCATGGTGCTATGATCCAGAGCTGCATATACGCCCCGTATTGGTTACACTTGAAATTCCAGCCGATGCATACAGAAGTAGCGCAACTACTCGAAAATGCCGATGCAATAAGGCGATAGTATTAGATGCTTACACCTTGTCTAATGGTCAACAGCTTCCCGATGCAGTGCCGATCCATAGTACATATAATTATGCTTTTGTGTATACAATTGGGCAAACACTTCAAGTTGACGATTATGATACAAACAGATGGAACGAATGTTCTACCGGTATTCATTTTTTCATGGAGAAGGAGGATGCGCGTTTGTGGATAGAGTCATGGATAAACGATTATTCGTTTTAAAAGGAGGTGATAAGGAATGGCAACTGAAAAACTGAGTATGGGCATTGAAATCGACAAGGCTCTGATAGAAAAGAACGTAAGCGACGCTGTGTGCATAGCAATCGCTGATGCGTTGGGCGATAAAACCGACTTAGTGCGTAAAGCTGTGCGGGCGGTTGTCGCCAGCTCGGTAGATGAAAGAGGCGAACCATGTTCTCCAAGTTCATATCGGGCGCAACCGTATTTGCGGTGGTTGGCAACTAATGCTATTAAAGATACTGTGTCTAAGGAAATAGCCACAATGATTGACAATAATCAAGCAGCCTTTTCGGCTATGATTAGAGCGGAGCTTAATCAGCCTGCGGTCCAAGACATGTTAGCCAAGAATTTCATAACAGCTATATTAAATGCCAGTCAGACCGGTTGGCGTATGCCAGTCACTGTGGCGTTTGAACAAATAAAGGAGGATTAAAAAATTTCATGTTATTTAATATGGTATGTAACAAAAAATCGGGGGGGGGGTATCCTTTGATATACAGATAGCTTCTTTGCTCCCCAGTGCAGTCCGTTGATGGTCAGGTAGTAGTATTAACTGCTACTACACCTGAAACGATTTATTTTTCTTATGTCAAGCCCGCTGAACCCGCTAATGGCGATTTGTGGGTGCATACAGTAGATGGTGGTGGCTATCAGCTCAATGTGGCCGGTGAACAAAATTTAACCTTGACTCCCGGACTCACAATGCAGTATAACGGTTCAACATGGGTGTATTGCAACGCCTATATTGGAGTGGCGGGTGTGTGGCAGTTATTCAGTACCAATAGCCCGTTCTCGGCATTGACGTGGGAACAAATCATTTCTATATGTAATAGCGGTGAATTGATAACGAATTTCAATGGGTTTACGCTTAAAGCGGCCAAGAATGTGACGTTTGGTTCTGAAACTGTTGCGGTTGAATTGTGCGGTGTACGTACTGATGCTCGTACTGATGGCGGCGGCACAGGCGGTAAGGCTGCGGCAACCTTCTTTATGAAGCAGTGCTTTTCTGCCAGCGCTCAGATGAATGCCAGCAACACAAATGAGGGCGGCTGGGGTGCGTCTCGGATGCGTTCTACGACTGTACCTTCATATCTCAATTTGATGCCCGCAGAATTAAAGGCAACGAACGGCATTAAGGCTGTTAATAAGGTCAACAATAAGGGCGCAAATCCTACGTCAGATAGGCTGTGGCCGGGGTCTGAGTATGAAATTCTGGGTGTAACTTCTTACTCTGGCACGCAAGAGGGTGTCAAGTACACTCGGAGTAGTAACGTCTTTACACAGAACGGCTCCGCTTGTAGTGTTTGGCAGCGCTCCGCGCGTGTCGGTGACTCCTACAACTTCTGTATGGTCAGCGCGTCTGGGAGCGCGAGCGGTGACGGTGCCAGTGGCTCGCGTGGCGTGGCGCTGGGCTTCTGTATTTAATCGAAAATAGGCGCTTGCAAAGCGCCTTAATCCCCCGTTGACTTCCCCGTTAGGGGAAGCAACGGCAGGCGAAAATATGAAAGGAACAAACAATGTCAGTATATGCAAGCAAACGTAAGAAAAGTAATGTACAGTTTTTAGATACTGCTATGGATTTGTGGCGGTATAGCCGTGCTAAAGCGTTAAAATTTCCTAAACGTCGCACATTTTATGGCGGGGCCAGAATCAACGAATTAGCGGCGCATTGCTGCAATTATGTGCGTGCCGCTAATGGTGTATATGTAAACAACCAGACCCAGCTTGATGAGCGTACACGTTATTTGAACAAGGCATATCAATGCCTGCAAAATCTATATGATGAAATTACTTTAGCTTACGAAGACTGCATTATCTCTTTAAACGCCGAAGAAGCATGGATAGCTATGATTCACAAGGAAATGGAATTGATTCAAGGTGTTAAGAAAACCGACAAAGCGCGTTTCCTTAAACTAAAAGCTGGCAAGACTTCCTCATAATTGTGTTTAGGTTTTAGGCTGTATAGCATTTGCTCCGCTTGTAATGTTTGGCTACGCTCCGCGAATGTCAATAACTCCAACAACTTCTGTATGGTCAACACATCTGGGAGCGCGAACAATGACAATGCCAATAACTCGAATGGCGTGGCGCTGGGATTCCATTTCATGTCCGACGTATTAACTTCTTTTAGAAGCGAACTCAGTACAACAAATAGAAGGAGCCTAAGACCTTCCTGTAAGGGTAAATGTGATTCTTTGATGAAAGCGACCGGACGCTGCTTGCATGGACAGATGATACGTGCTCTCTCTGTTTTCATGGTCGCAACTATGTGGCTGCAACACGTTATAGCCATACGAAGGATTTTTATGACAAGTGAAGAACGGCATGAACTGCGGTATCAACGCCGCAAACAATACCGAGAAGCACAACGCGCCAAGCGCAATGCGGCTGTCGGTAACTTTAATGAGATTTTCTCAATGGAGCACTTATACAAAGCATGGAAGGCGTCGCGCAAGGGCGTAGGCTGGAAGTGCAGCGTGCAGGAGTATAAGGCTAATGCGCTGGACAATATCTACTGCGATAGGCAACGCCTATTAAACGGAACATATCGCAGTAAGGGGTTTGTAGAATTTGATTTGATTGAACGCGGCAAACCGCGACATATCCGCAGTGTTCATATTTCGGAAAGGGTAATTCAACGTTGTCTGTGCGATTATGCTTTGATACCACTTCTTAGTAGCACCTTCATTTACGATAACGGGGCATCTCTGAAAGGCAAGGGAATTGACTTTTCGATGCAACGCCTTGTCAAACATTTACATCAATACTATAATAAGTATGGTACAAATGAAGGTTATGTACTCACGTTTGACTTTTCTAAATACTTTGACTCTGCCAATCATGCGGCGGTATTTCAGGAGTTATGCCGTTGTATCACAGATCAAGATGTGCTCCGGCAAACCGAATATTTTATCAAACAATTTGGTGATCAAGGATTAGGGCTGGGAAGTCAAGTCTCACAGATATGTGCCTTAGCACTCCCTAATCGTATCGACCATTTTGTGAAAGAAAAGTTGGGCATCAAATATTATGCGCGATATATGGATGATGGGTATATGATTCATCCAAGTAAGCAGTATTTAACTTTGTGTTTATATCAGTTGCAAGCCGAATGTGATAAGTTGGGAATTAAGTTAAACCCTAAAAAGACGCAGATTGCCAAGCTGAGTAACGGTGTGAATTTCTTAAAGGGGTTGTATGTCTTAAACAAACATGGCGGTGTGTGGCGAAAACTTAGTCCAATATCAGTGACAACTATGCGGCGCAAATTAAAGAAATTCGCTCGATGGTTAGCGGCGGGTCGAATGAGTTTAGACGACATTCGGGTGTCGGTTGCGTCGTGGGCGGGCCATGCTCACCGCTTTCACGCATATCGTAGTATATGCAATATTAAACAACAATTTAGGGCGGTGCAAACCGCCCATTGCATTGAGGTGTCGCCAAGTGGTAAAGGCATCAGACTTTGACTCTGACACACGCAGGTTCAAATCCTGCCACCTCAGCCAGCGGGCAACCGCATTGAACTCCCCTTAATAGAGTTGACAACAGGGAACAGACTTGTGGCAGCTCGGAAAGACGGGCATCACGCTCAAGTGGTGGAACGGCATACACAACAGACTTAAAATCTGTCGGCAAAAGCCTTGCGGGTTCAAATCCCGCCTTGAGCACCAGTAAAAAAAATTGAAAGGTAGGTGATGGCCCTTGTGGAGAATTTAGCGGAACGTAATATTGACGCTATTCTCAGTATTCTTACTGATGTGCAACAACGGTATAGATTGAATGAGGATATATACAAAGAAGCCAATGATGAAATTCAAGACATTCTGCATGACATAGAATTGTCCAATCCGAAGAATGCTCGTGATGGGTATGCGTGTTATAAGTCATTACGTGAGGCCAGAATCCGCAGGCGACAGGCTAAAGAAGAAAACGAAGTTTTAAAAGGGTTGTATGATTTTACTCAGACGCAAAACACTTTGGCATCTAAATTAGCACAGATTAAAGGAGATTCGCGGAAGATTGTAGCTAAACAACAGAACCAAGTGTATAGCGCACGAGTACCAAATAACCCAGCAATACCAGATATTCAACAGCAGACTAAAGAAGGGAAGTGGGGTAAATAATGAATGAATTGCAGAAGGATTTGCAAACGGCGCGTCAAATACTAAAGGACTCAGACACATTGTACCAAAAGTATGGGTATCGGAATGTTCAACAGACCATACAACTATTAACTGTGGCGGTAGAGTGTCATGTTCCGTGGATAGATTTAACAGTAAGCACAGGACAGGTGAAGTTTAATAAATGTCCTATGGATTTCAATTTCTATTTTGACCACCAGTGGCATTTAGTGAATACAACTACAAACGCACAGCCTGAGATAACTAAATGGTATATTTGTTTCAATTGCGGCGGTATAGGACGTTTGAATTTTGCTGGTTCGCAATACGCTTACGAGCAAGAGCCAAATGAAGTGTGGCAAGACTTTTTAATATGGGTCAAAAGCTATGATCCGATAGATTGGTGCGATATGAACAACGAGTATGTATTTTCCTTGGAGAATGGGTTGAGGTTTTATTACGACTTCCACACTGGATACGATAAGTTCCGTCAAAAAATGAAGGCAGCTATCGGTCGATATAGGATGCAAGAACTGCAAGCTCAGATGGATGCGTTGCAAGAGAATGTATGACTGTAACAGAAGCTATACAGTATTGTGAATCTCACGAGTGTGAAAATTGTCCCGTATATTATTTGGCTAATGATATTCGGACCAATTACGAGCAAAAGGAATTGCATTATCTGTGTGCAATAAATCTCACACGATGTGATAGGGAGACATTAAATGTTAGAGTGTAAATACTTTTTGGAAAATGTAGCGGAAAAATTTCGTGATATAGCCCTTTATATATTCGTTATCGTGCTATACATCGTAGCACTGCTTAGCCCGATATTCGTAGGTATACTCACTGAAAATATAGTATGGGGGGTGACAACGTTGCTTGTTGGTACTCCGTTGCTTATGGCGATTGCGGCAACGATCAATGATGATATAAGCGAGGTTTAAGAAGGTTGTCGCACTAAAAAGGCAACTGACGAAGGGCGTAAATGAATAAAGAAGAAATGTGTAAACACTTATGGAGTAATGAAATCATAGGAAGAGAATGTACTATTAGTGCCGAGGATATTCCGACAGTCGCTAAAGCTATAATGCGAACCATTCCAATGAAGCCTCTTGTATTTATGTATGAACCCTTCATGCACTGTGGTTGCCCGGTTTGTGGAAGTTATATTCGCGCTCCTCGTACAACACCGGGAGACTACGAGTATCAACAATATTGTGATATGTGTGGACAGAAAATTGATTGGGAGGATTTGGCTAATGAAAATACTTAGAGCGGGTATAATTGATAAAAAAGTTAAGCGATTCATTTGTCCATCGTGCGGCTGTGAGTTTGAAGCCGATTCATCGGAATATGAGATGTGTTCACAAATAGCCTATATACATGATGGCATCAGTGTACAGTGTAGATGCCCGTGTTGCAAACAAATGGTTTTTTGCAGTGACTTTTAACGAGGAGGTAACATGACCAGATACGAGCAAATTATATCCCTGAACAAGCAAGAAATGGTGAAGTTCATCACTGATTGTACTAATATGTGCGAATATTGCCCATGTAGCCTGGTGTGTATGGAAGGCGTGGCAAACACCAAATGTACTATGCTGTTGAAATGGTTGGATTCTGAAGGTAATCTTGACGACTATATGATGGAGGTAGAATGAAAGTTTATGAGCTTATGGCCATTCTCGGCCAATTCCCCGCTGATGCGCCAGTATCTATCTGGACGTTTCTTGCGCCCTCTGATATGACGTATGATGAAGATGACGATATATATGAGGTCAACATGTTTACTTTTGACTGCGATATAGACACCAACGGTGTGGTGAGTATCGGGTAGACCCCTATCCACGATCCCAAGAAAATGATATAGTGTATCTGTTCGTTGCACTTCTAATTTATATTTTTTTGCCCAGAAAGGAAAAGTGAATATTGCTAACTTATAAAGAGTTTGAAGAAGTCATGCTTGAAATTAAAGCATGGTTTGATAGGCTTGACGCCGTTAATGCGTGCGGTCTCTGGGTGTGGGATTGGTCGCAAGGCGGTTGCGCTCATGTTGCTGTTGATATGCTAATGCGCGTCATGCATGACACGGACAAATGGATTGAATATTTTATTTTTGAAAAAGATTGGGGTCGTAATACTGAGCTGCAAGCAACATGGGACGACGGCACTCCAATACCCTTGCACACATTAGAAGATTTATACAAATTGTTGTGTGCTGTATGTTGCGAGGATTAAAAATTGTAAATAAATACAGAAAGGATTAGGCAATGAAACACTATTACTACTCGGAGGTTCTGCATCAGATGTTTGACAGTGAAAAAGAATGTCTGAAAGCAGAAGAAAAGGACAAGAATGAGAAAGCTGAACGTAAACGGCTGGGTGATGAGCGGGCAAAACGCTGGGCAGAAGTAGAGGAGGCTAATAAGAAAGCGTATGAGCTACGTCGCCAATACAATAAAGACTACCCTGATAACGATGGTCTGTTGAACCTCATATCCTTTTTCGGGAACCCTTTCAATTTTTAACAGGAGGTATTTGATTGAACACTTTTAGCTTTATTGCCAACATTGCACTTGGTAAAGAGACCGATAAGTTTAAACCCTACGAGGAAAAGAAGTTTAATAGCGGCTGGATTAACCGCACTCTCAAGTTTAACGCCGTTGCCGGTACAAACCGCATCATGTGTGAAATCAAAGGCGGTAGTTGGGAAGATGGTCATGGCACAATTAAAACATTCGCCCCTGGCACAGTTGATGACGCAGGCAAGCGTGTTAAGGGCGAACCGATTGAAATACCGTGGAAAGATCGTACTTTGCAGAGTAACATCGACCAAGTAGCACCTTTCCGCAAATTCATTGTTGACCTTGAAGAAATGGGCAAGCGTAAATTGCTTCAGCGTATTGTGGAGGACGGCGAAGTAACCGATGAGACCTTAGCTGAAGCCAAAGTGGACAGTCTGGAAGCTGCTCAAGCGGCACTGGAAAAGAGTAAAGCCAAGCGGCATGAGTTCTTATCCGAATGGGACTTTGCCGCTTTTGTATATAAACTGCTGAACAATGAGGCGGTAAAAAATCTGAAGTGCAGGGTATCTGGCAATCTGGTGATGACTGAGTATGAGGGTAAGTTCTATCAGCATTATGAAGTTACTCGCATTATGCGTGCGGCGGCAGATGCCGAGTACGACACCGAGGCAGTCATCACCCTAAACTTTGGTCAAAATGCAGTTGATGACGGCAGTGTGGAGGAAAAGGGTAAGTATTACATCAACGGATATACTTTTGATTATGACTCTCAGCGCAAGCAGAAGATTCCTTGCCCCATTATGCTGACTCTGCCGGTTGGTACAGACGCTAAGAGCAAGGCTTATGCGGAACTGCTCAAAAAGAATTTCACCATCAATCCTGTTGATGGCAACATTTGCAAGGAATTAGCGGTTAAGGTGGAGTGCGTAGACGGGGCCGAGCGACTGGAACTGACGGAAGATATGCTCAGTGACAATGAAAAGGAACTGCTGATGATTGGCGCTGTGACGATGGATGAGCTGGTGCGTGATCGCGGCAAGCAGGTCTACGGAGACCGCATACGTGAATTTGTTATCACCGGCTTTGCTCGTGGCTGGCTGAGTGGCGCAAGGTTGACTGCCTATCACGAAGAAGATTTTGTACTGCCTCCTCTGAATAAGGTAGACACTGAAGCACTGGCGAATGAACTGTTTACCGACGATGAGGACGATATTATAATTTAAGGAGGATTTAAATGGCGTTTTGTAAGCCCAACATCAATAGCATTTCTACTGATATTAGAGACCTGTCAATATATATACGCACAATCAAAAAGTTTGGTAAATCCACTCTGTTCCGCGACGTTATCATGGAAAAATACAATGACCCTTCGTATGGTCTGCTGATTTCCATTGGCAAAGAACGTGGCGATAAACTGCTGGACAATTTGAATCGTGTTCACGTTGATACCTATAAAGAATTTATGGAACTCAAGCAGTGGCTAATCACTACCAAGGGCAGTGAACATCATATTGAGATTATAGGCTTTGATACCTGCGATGAACTGTTCCCCATTTTTGAGGCAGAAGTTATTCGCAAGTACAATGTTGAGGAAAAACCCGCCAAGCTCTGTACTTCCATTAAGGCAGCATACGGTGGCTATAATCGTGGTGTTGAAGAAACCGCCAGCATGGTTAAGAATTATATGAGCGATCTTGATAAGGCTGGTTTTACGTTGTGGGCCATTGCGCACACTAAGTATAAGAACATTAAGCAGAAGGGCGATATGACCGATGGTTATATGCAGCTCACTTCTAATCTGGTGGCCAACTATGAGGCCATACTTGGCGACATTTTTGACATGACGCTGACCGGCATCATTGACCGCGAACTGGAAGAAGAAGAAATAGACATCGGCGGTCAGAAGAAGACCAGACGGCACGCTACTGATGCAATTCGCAAGCTGTACTTCCGTGGCACTAATCTAATAGATGCCGGAGGACGTTTTGCCGCTGGTGCTGTGCCGGAGTATCTGGTGTTTGACGAACCCAACATGGCTAAAAAGTTTATTGCCACCATCGAGCACGGCATGGAGCAGTCCAAGTCAGAGTATGTAGTCGCTCCTACGCCCATTGAAGTATCGGGTGCGCCTGAACCTGTGGAGACCGATGAAATAGATGTGGAGGTCCTGAAACAGAACATACTTAATCGCTTTAAGGCGGCTTCTCGTGACACGAAGCTGGCGATTAAGCACACCTTACAAGAGCACGGTCACGAGTCTCTGGGCGAAGACATAGCAGTTGAGGTGCTTCAGAAAATCAACGGGATGCTTGACTGATGTTAGTCAAGTGCCGAGCCTGCGGAGCTAAAATAGACCGAGCCACCGCCTACAAGGTGGTTACTGGCAAAGTCAATCAATATTACTGTAATTTAGCCGAATTTACTGATTGGCAACAAGCAAAAAAGAAGGTTTCAGACAACAAGGATAGATTATACCAGCTTGTTAATGAGGTCTTTGGATACAATGTTACTAATTCAATTTTGTACAAAGAAATGCAGGAGGTAGCCATTAAATATGACTACCCTCTGTTGTCTCAGTACATTACAGAAAATAAAGCATACTTGAGCAAATCCATGGCCAAGGATTTTGTGTCCGAATATGCGCAGATTAGATACTTTATGGCAATCATACGGAACAATATGGCCAGCTTTATACTTAAACAAAAGGTAATACCTGATAAGGCCACAGAATTTGAGTTTTCCAACCATCACTACCAAGCGTCCAAAAAACGGCAAGGTTTTGCAACAATAGAATAGGAGTGCATTATGGGCAAGTTTATCAGCGGATGTGAAAAATATCCTAAAGAACTGCTGGAAGGCAGACAGACCATTGAGGGTTCTGTAATTGCCTGCATTGCCAAAGATTTGCTCTTATTAGACGAGTGTGGCTTGACGGTGAATGATTTCATTACACAGGACGGCACATATTATTTTGCATTGCTCAAACACATACGAGCGCAGGGTATTGCAGTCTTAGATGAATTATCGGTCTTATCCAACATTACCGACACTATGGAAACCGGGTTCAACGAGCGAGGCGGCTACGAGACTCTGCACAATCTGGTCGAAGTGGTCAACGCAAAGAATTGGGATGCACTCTTGGATTCGTTGTATAAGGCCAACATCGTTCTCAAACTTTATGACAACGGGTTCAATGTTATCTCGCCAATTACTGACAGCGGCAAAACGATTGTGCCGTATGAGTTGTTTAAAAAACTGGATAGCGAAGGCGTGTTGGAGTGGTACGAATCTCGCCTCAGTACATTTGGAACTGGCTATTCGTCTAAGGCTCTTGAGGAGGAAGATATAGAGTTTGACGATCAGTTCATTGAAGACTGTTGCGCCGGATTAGAAACGGGCGTGCCATTTGACAGGTTTGATGACGACATTAACGGAGAGGAAGTGCGATGCTTGCCGTTCCTCTCCAACCAGCTAAACGGTTTTATGGACGGCACATTCAACATTCTTGGTGGCTTTAGCTCTGTCGGCAAAAGTTCCATTTGGATTACAATTATCATGGGCTTACTGTATCGGGGCCGCAAAGTCTTGATTATCAGCAATGAGCAAAAATGCAAAGTGTTTAAGGTGGCAGTTATTGTGTGGTTGTTGTACAAGCGGTTCCACTACATGAAGATTACTCGTAAAGATATGTTGAACGGCAACATTTCCGAGGAAGATCAGCGCATGATTAAGGTTGTGCAGGATTATTGGGATAAAACCTATAAAGGAAAACTCAAATTTATCGCTATTCCTGATGCGGATATGACTTTTGTAAAGAAGAAAATCCGCGAATATGTGTTGCGCTTTGGGTTCGATACCGTACTATATGACACAATGAAGTGCGATTTTTCCGACACCAAAGATGATAAAGAGTGGGTGCGATTGATTAAGGATAGTCGAGAATTTGATAAACTGGCAAAACGGTTTAATATTATCATGCTGGCATCTATGCAGCTTAGTATCGCTATGCAGGGCCGATTGTGGTTGGACGCTTCTACATTGTCCATGAGCAAGCAGGTCAAAGAAACTTGTGAAACTTTGATGCTCATGCGTTCTGTGTACCAAGAGGAACTTGACCCCGATAATAAGAAGGTTTATATTCGTCCATTTCGTCGTGTGCAGAAGAACGGCAAGTGGGTAGAAGAAGAATTTGAGTGTGACCCTACGGCAGTGTGGCGCGTCCTCTTTGTGGATAAAAACCGTAACGGCCAGGATTCTGCTGGTGATGGAGTTGCGTATATGCTCAAATTCCGAGGCCAGTATTGTTGTTTCTCGGAATCTTGTCTCTGCCGTCCCAAGCATGGAACGATATAAGGGGGATGGTGATGTGACATTCTCCAAGAAGTTAGAGAGATGCTTCTCACGCATCCAACGGTTATTGAACGCACATTATCACATTTCGGGTTTTCTCACATCGAGAATCGCGGAAATGAGATACGATGCGGGCATGATGACTACCGCAACAAAACATCTATTCGCATACGCTTAGATGACAACCCATATTTATATGTCAATGATTTTTCGGATGCTTATTCCGGCGAGTTATTCTCCTTTATAATCCGCGCCAAGGACACTAATTTCCGCTCTGTAATCTCTTTTATCAAGCGAGAACTGAATATTGATGATTATGGCATTAGCCAACGTAGCAGTATATTTGCGGGGGCGTTTGATAAGCTCACTCGTAAATGCAGTTTATCTGCACCTCCGCAGATATATGATGCCGCTATTTTGAACTCGTATCCAAAGATATTCGCTAAACGTTTTCTTGATGACAATATTTCCATTTCAGCTCAAAACGAGTTTGATATTCGCTACGATCCTGACTCTCAACGCATTGTTATACCAATATACAGCAGCTCAGGCGAATTGATGGGTGTTAAGGGTCGTGCTAATTGGGACATAGCAGATGACGAACCGAAGTATCTGTATCTTACGCCATGTCGATGCAGTGAAACCTTGTATGGTTTTGCCCATAACTATCGGCATCTGGTAAACGACACCATTTATATTTGTGAGAGCGAAAAGGCGGTGATGCAAGCGTGGGGTTATGGGTATTACAATTTTGTCGGTTTAGGCGGCAATCGTGTGAGCGACAAACAATGCAAACTCATGGTGGAGTTATTGCCAAAGCGCATGGTGCTACTGCCGGACGTGGGGCTGGATTGGACCATTACAGAGCTTAATGCACGCAAACTAATGAGTTATACACGGCTGTTAGACATACAGATTGGCTGGTGGGATTGGCGTAAATATCACGACTCTGATAAAGCATCACCTACTGATTTAGGCGTAGAGCGTTTAGAACAAATTATCAAAACTGAAATAGAATGGGGTGATTGATTGTCACAGTTGTTTTCATATTCTAAGTTAGACACCTTTACAAGTTGCCCTCGCAATTACTATTGGACATACATTAAAGGTATACGTGGTGGCGAATCCGTATACACCTATCTTGGCAGCGTAGCACACGATCTTGCGGAAGCGATAGACCAAGGCCATACGACCAATGAAAAGGCGGTTGAGCGATTTAAGGAAGAAGTAGAAAACGCTGATATGCTGGGACTGACGTGGATAACACCCAAGTCACAGGAAACCTATATCAACTGCGTATTGCATTATCTGCAATTCCACGAAGCATCGCAAGTCGCCAATCAGCATATTGAAGATGTGTTTGCAGTGGAAATCGGCGGCGCGGTTATTTGGGGTTTTATTGATAAGTGGTGCAGGGAAGATGGTGTGATTACTATTACCGACTATAAGACCAGCAGTAAATTTGCTGCCGCTGACCTTGAGCATAAAAAAATGCAGTTGTTCATTTATGCGGAAGCGCTATCTCGTTATTACCCAGATGATCAAATCAACATTCGCTACGATATGATGAAATACGCCAAAGTGGGTAACACCCTTAAACCGCGTAATGAATTAAAAATAGACACCGAGTACACCGAGGGGTTTGTGCCGATGGAGTACACCGCAACGTGCCGACAGGAACTTTATGATTGGGTCAACAATATCATTACGGAGATAGACGCCAGAGACCCGGATGACATTGATACTTGGGAGATGGGCGAAAATCCGCAGAAGTCTTTCTTCTGTAAGCAATTATGTAGCCATTGTAACAAGTGCTTGAGTGAATAATATGGTTCATCTGCACCTACACACTAAGTACAGCCTATTAGACAGCACTATTCAACTGGACGATTTAATTACCAAGTTGGATGAATTGGGTATGGATACAGTAGCCATCACTGATCATGGCAATATGTATGGTTGTTGTGAACTGTACAAAATGTTAAAGCAGCATGGCAAGAAGTTAATTATTGGTTGTGAATGTTATATTTGCGAGAATCGGTTTGAGACAGGACAGGCATATCACCTTATCCTGTTAGCTAAGAATGAAACCGGCAGGCTGAATCTACAAAAGATAGTTAGTGATTCTACGCGCCACAAATATAAAGGCAAGCCGCGTATTGACTTTGATTTGCTTACGCAACACCACGAAGGTTTAATTTGCCTGTCCGCTTGCATGGCGGGGGAGTTGACACGCGCTCTGCAAGCAGGTAGTCTCTTGCAGGCTAAACAGATAGCCTATAAGTATAAATTCCTGTTTGGCGACGACTATTATATTGAGTATCAGTCTCATAGCAATCCTGAGCAGCAACGCTATAATGCTCAACTGGTGGACATTGCCAATGAATTGGGCATAAAATATGTGGTCACTTGCGACTGCCATTATTTGACTCCGGCAGACCAAAAGTATCACACTATTTTTATCCAGATCAATCAAAAGCGGGATGTAGGCGAAACATATCAAGACTGCTACGTACAAAGCGAAGCTGATATATTACGAATATGCGAAAGCACACAGGCATACAACGCTCAAGCTATTGCTGCCACACAGGAAATTGCAGATAAATGCACGGCTGAATATCCGTTGTCTGCGCCTATTATCCCGCATAATAAAGTGCCTGCTCCTTATAAAACCGAAATCGCATACATGAAAAAGCTATGCAATGATGGCTATAAAGCAAAGGGTCTCAACAAACTGCCTGCTGATGTGCAACAAATGTACAAACAGCGTGCGTTATATGAGATGAACGCTGTTGAAAAAATGGGGTTTGAAGGTTACTACCTGCTGGTGGATGATTACTTGTCCCACGCCAAACGACGTGGTATTGCTCGTGGGTCCGCAGGTGGTTCCCTGCTGGCTTATTTAATGAACATAGTAGACATCGACCCTATCCAATATGGCTTATATTTCGAGCGTTTTATTGATGTAGGAGCATTAGATTTGCTGGCTAATGGTTCTATCACTAAGGCTGAACTCAAAATCCCTGATGTGGATAGCGATTTTGGCAAACTGGAACGTGAGCATATCATGCAATATATTATCGGCAAGTACGGTGAAGGCAATGTAGCCTGTCTGGGGCAGTTTGGGTATTTATGGGCTAAGGGCGCAATTAAAGATATTGGTAGAGTGCTGGGCATCCCCTTTGAGGTAACTAATGAAATGACCTCGCGTATAGGTGACGAAAGCATTAAAGAGGTCATTGAATTAGGGCTATTGGACGGTTACAAAGACCAGTATCCCGAATTATTGGATTATGCACAACACATTGCAGGTTTGCCCAAGTCGTTCGGCATCCATCCTTGTGGACGTTTGATCAGTACACAACCAGCCGATTACTACAATGCCTTGGAATATTCGGAAAATGCAGACGCATGGGTATTACAAGGAGATATGCACACCGCTGACGATTTGGGGTTGGTTAAGGTTGACTTCTTAGGACTACGCACAGTAGATGTGATGTGGGATGTGCTGGACATGATTGGTAAGTCGTATGAGGACATTTCGCCTCGTAATATCGACCTACATGATGCTGCGGTGTGGAACGAGTTTAAGCAGGGCCACACAGAATTGATCTTTCAGTTTTCGTCTACTGGTATGCGTGGCGTCTTGCGCGATATGCAATGCGACAACATTGATGATTTGGGCGTAGCTAATGCGTTATATCGCCCCGGTGCAATGCAGTATATATCTAATTACGTGCGGCGCAAACATGGCGAGGAACAGGTCACATACATTCATCCAGATTTACAATCCATCCTTCAACCCACCTACGGCATTATCGTGTTCCAAGAGCAGCTTATTGATATAGGACGTTTGGCGGGGTTGAACAACCCCGATGAATTGCGTAAAGCTACGGCGAAGAAGAAGCCTCAGTTGATGGCTAAAATTGAGCCGGAGATGAAAAACGGCTTAATGCAACGTGGCTGGTCGCAAGAACAAGTAGACCAATTGTGGACTGACATACTGGACTTCGCCAAATACTCTTTCAATAAAGCCCATGCTTATGCTTACGCTTTGACGGCATATATTACCATGTATCTGAAGGTACATTATCCCGCTGAATGTATGACGGCATATATCAATTCCTATAAGGGGTCGTTAAAAGATATTGTCATAGCCATCACGGAAGCCAAGCGTATGGGATTGACCTTGACGTTTGACAACTGGCGGCGTATTCAGGCTGATACAACGTGCCGTGATGGTATCGTGTATTTGGGCATTACTACTCTTAGCGGCTTCGGTGATATAGTAGCCACGGGGTTGCAGTCGATATGTGCTGATACTTTTATAGATGTAATCAAACAACGAGAACATACAGCGATCAATAAAACTCAATTTGAAACATTGATAGCGTTGGGCTTTTTTACTGAGTTCGGTGAGAGTGGATATTTGATGGATGTATGGACAGCATACCAAAATGTTTATAGCGTTAAAGAGGTCAGGAAAGACAAACTGCCCTTCGCAGAAGATTTGTTGAAACAATGTAGCAAGGAAACCGCTAAAAAATATAAGATTCTTGACCATGACAAATTGTTCTCTTTGGTGTGTCAGCAACTTGCCACATCGCCGTTGCCAGTCTCTCAAATATTAACCACACAGCTTAAATATCAGGGTTATATCACTTACCAAGATCCACGGCTTAAAGGTTATTACTTAGTGCTGGATTTAAGCACGAAATATTCACCGAAAATTAAATTATACAGTTTGGATACCGGCGAGATACAAGTAGTCAAAACATATACCAACACCTACCAAGCCAATCCATTTAATCGAGGTGCAATTATACGAACAAGCCAATTTGCTTGGAAGCCCAAATCGCAGATGATTGATGGCAAGTGGTGCAAATTATTGGACACAAAAGAACCGTGGATAACAACATATCAAATCAAAGGCGGTGTTGAATTATAGCAGTAGTTAATTTCCCGCAAGGCAAATATAGGACTATTTATATCGACCCTCCTTGGCCTGAACAGGGGGGCGGCAGAATCAAGCGCGGTGCAGACCGTCACTACCCATTGATGTCAGTAAAGGAGATTATGGCATTGCCCGTAGGCGACCTGGTCGACCTGAAGGATGCCATTTGTATCTATGGGCTACCAACAACTATTTACCGGCAGCGTTTGAATGTATCAAGGCGTGGGGATTTGAATATATCACCACAATTACATGGATGAAGGACAAAGTAGGTCTTGGTCAATATTACCGTGGAATAACAGAGCATTGTTTGTTTGCTACCACAAAGAAGCGTCTACCGTACAAAATAGATGGCGATAAGCGTTGTCAAGGTGTGACAGGATTCTACGAGCCGAAAACAATACACAGTCGCAAACCTATACAAATGCGAGAAATGATAGAAATTGTAAGTTACGCCCCGCGCATAGAACTGTTTGCTCGTGAGTCGCATGATGACTGGGACTGCTGGGGCAATGAGGTGTAACCTAACACAATACAATGTGTTTTCCTCCAACTTCGATGCAACTTAACAACGATATTTGTTGCACTACGGCAGTCATCATGCACATATTGCAAAGTGCCATCACCCCTTAGCGTGTGGATGTACAAAATGTAGGACGGCTGGCAAATCCTCCTGTTCGTCCCAATTTACAGATATGGGAGGCAACCAACGTACTACCAGTTTGCGCTTGGCGGCATCGTTCCGTGGCCCTGTCCAGAAGTGATGATAGTGGGCGCGACGAATATGAGGCCGTGGGCTGGCAGAGCCACTGACGCGCTGACGTTGTTCTGTGGCGGTAGCAGCTTGTTGGTAAGTGCGTATCGCTCTACCTATCCGATACCCGACTGCCCATGTGCGTATATTCTTAGGGTTGCCATAATGGTCGCGGGATCGTTTAATCGTTTCGGTGGGTATATCCTTATTATCGGACACCAGATACAGCACCATATTAACAATGCCACCTAAAAAGTTTATGTCCCGTTGTTCGGTCATATCGGGGACAAATGGCAGGTTGAATTGCGATGCACGTAATGTGCCGGATTGAACTAAGGCTCTCATAGAGTCTTCAATAGTGCCGTCCGTGAGTATGATGGGTATAGAGCAAGTATGTATAGGCGATACCAATAGTATTCGCAATTCCGGCACTAATGTATAAGGATCGCACTCCATCCACACAAAGAAGCCGTCATAGCGGACATCGCCCAAGGCACAAGAGTATTCAACAAAACAACAATATTCTGGTAGATGTAATAAGCTCTCAACGGGGAGTTTGTCGTCAACGGGCTGCGTCATCAATGTTTGAGCTAAAGTCTCATCAAATTGGTACACACCCTTAGACCGAGACCATAATAGAGCCGCCGTCAATTTGGCAACCGCATTATTGGATGCCGTCGCCAAATAAGCCGCTTCTGCTCGTGATGAAGTATATCGGGTGAGAATGGCCATAGCTGCTGCCATAGGCAAACCGCACCAGTCAGGCCATTTCTCTCCGAACTGTTCCTTGTCGGTGCAAAAAAGTGCAGCTTCTTGCATAGCTGTGGGGTGTTGCGCCAGCACGGATTTACACCATATATCGGCCATGTGGCGTTGGTTTTTGAGTTTGGGCATAAGGCAACCTCCATCACTCATTGTAACACACTATATAACTGCAAACAAAGACACAATTTTTATTATAGGAGGACAAGTAATGGTTAGATTTTCAGCGGTCGCTAACAACCAATTAAACACACTATGGCATGACACTTACGGTTGGGTTACATCGGCTGGTGTGCATTTCATTGCTGACGCATACACAGTGGTGTCCTTTTGGACTACGGGCGAGATAGATGTATATGGGATTAACACAGATGAAACAAGCACATTAGCGGACATCATTAAAGACACACATATTTGCACCGAGAACGAAGTGCTTAAAGTGTTACTCAGCGAGGACGATTTTGTAATTGAAGTATGACAAAAAGAGAACAGATGATAGAGTGCGCGGAAGCGATGGAGCAGGGTATGATGCACACCCAAACCACCCGCGATATGTGGCAGAACAACCTAATTTGGTGGATATGTAAGGCGGTCAAACTATTGCTGGAAAGAGAGGTCAAACGCACCAACAATGAACAGTAAAGGACATTTCTGGATTTCCATAGCTAAGTCTTTGATTCGTATAGTGGGCTGTTATATGGGGGTACATGGCAACCTTCACGGCATGGCAATGAGTTTTATATTTGCTGAAGCAATGGGCATTTTAGAGGAACTGGCCGATGAAAGATAAGACAGAAATCATAAAGGTCAAAGGAGATTGGGTAGAGGTTGTAAATGATGCTCGCGCCACGGTAGGCAAAGAAGGATTAGGGAAAGAACCGTCCGAAAAGTTTAAGCGGGCTATCCTCATTGCAGAGCATAGCCCTATACGCGACCTCATTGTGAAGTGGAAGTGGCTGGCAATGCCCTCATGGGTTTCGGTCCATTGGGTTCGGCATAAGTGGGAGAAGTTTGTCAGAACTCAGCGCACAGACCGCACCGGCATTGACCGCACTAAACTGCCGCAAGACGCACCGGTGGACTTTACTGGCGAAGCCAATGCTCAAGCTCTTATCGACACTATGCGTAAAAGACTGTGTTACCAAGCCAGCCCTGAGACCCGTGAATATGCAGAGGACTTCAAGGCTACGCTGCATCAGATAGAGCCGGAACTGGCAGATGTGCTTGTGCCGAATTGCATTTACCGTTGTGGATGCCCCGAAATGAGCAAGTGCCCATTTGGAGAGAGGTCATTGTTTATGACCCTGCGGGCATATAACCCCGATGTCACCAGCACATCAATATTGAAGCGATATGCGGTATATAACGCATGGTTTGGACTACATCGAAAGGAGAGTTAATGACCCATTACTTAATGGCCTGTGGACATATATCTTCTGCTATAGATGAAATAGGAGACCCTGTGTGTCCGATTTGTATGTGCTGGGAGATAAAAAGTGAATTGCATGACGACACTGCTGGGTTGGAAGGACGGGAAGCGCACTGCGTTTATAGCAACGATCACCGCACTGCAAGCGCATGGAATCTCCCGTTCTTTGAGTATCAGCCAGACAAGCCTTACGACGCATATTATTGTGGCTGTCAGGGTTGGGACTAATTAAATGAAAGGAAAGGCAATGAGGTACTGGTATTTTGAGTTTTATGTCTATGATTCTAAAAGCGGTTACGAAAGTACAGATGCTTCGTATATCTGCTCGTATTCACCCCTATTCCCCTTGCAACACGTTATATCGCTGTTCCGGGAGACATTTGATGAGCTTAGTAAAGAGGCGATAATTCGCGTCACTAATGTAATCGAAATCAGCGCAGAGGACTATAACGCTTTAACTACGGAGGGCAATGATGCAGATTGTTGAGTGGTTGTCGTTTATATCTGGCTGGATTTGTATACTTAGTGCGACATATTTATGCTTTCGCGCTATACAGTGGAGCATGAAGGGGGAGGATTAACGCACAGAAGATTTATCTCATTATGGGGCGTAGCGGTGTAGGCAAAACTACGCTGGCACAAGCCTTATGCGACCGTGAAGGCTATAAACAGTTGTCCAGTTATACGACACGACCGCCAAGAGCGCCCAACGAACAAGGTCACATCTTTATAGCGTCGGATTCATATAAAGACATCGACGATTTAAAAGCACAATATCCTAATCGTGTTGCAGAAACTATGTTTGACGGCAACTTTTATTTTGCTACTGCCGAGCAGGTGGAGCAATGTGACATTTATGTTATAGACCCTGCCGGAATACGGACATTCAAAGAACGATACAAGGGCAAAAAGAAAGTAAAGGTGGTGCTTCTCAAGTGTATGAAATTCCTCGCTGAGAGGCGCATGGCAGCTCGTGGAGACACCGAAGAAATGATTCAAGCGCGTATAGCAAACGACGATGTGATGTTTGCCGATGCGAATGAATTAGCAGATGTGGTCTTTTACAATGACGTATTTGAGACTACATATCAGCAACTTAACGAATATATAAAAACAGGGAAGGTGAGAGAGTGAGCAGACCGCAAGTAATAGTAGATGTGGACGGTGTGCTGAACACACTGATCAAAGACACACTGGGCGCTTATACCATATCCACAGGTAAAACATTAGACTATAATAGCCTAACCACTTATCACATAGAAGACAGTTTATCACCTGATGATGCCGCTGTAATACGCCAGATATGGGAGAACAAATATTTTTGGCGCAGCTTGCACACGGCAGAAGGGGTTGTCCAAACTCTGCAAGATATGGTGTATGACGGTGATGAAATTCGCATTGTCACAGCCATTACGCCAGACCTGTTTGAGCTGCGGGTAGGTTGGTTGCAGCATTACTTCCCGTTTATCGATCCGGCTAATATCGTATGTTGCACCCGCAAAGAATGGGTAAAGGGAGATTTCATCATTGAGGACAGTATTGCGAACTTGGTCAGGCATGACGCTTACCGCATTTGTATGAACCAGCCGTGGAATAATCGCGGAGCCGAATACGATGACGTGCATTTAATCAAGCGGGTGAATACATTAGCGGAGGCACGCACATATATCAACGAAGTATGGAAGGAGATTGAATAATGAAGGTTGTGATGTATGGGACGGAGGGATGCCCGCAATGCGATGTTCTGGCTAATAAATTGTCCGCAGAAAATGTCAATTACGAGAAGGTGATTGACGCGAATGCCATTAAACGAATGGGGTTTATGTCTGCACCGATTCTGCAAGTAACGATGACTTATGCTGAAGCCTTTAAGTGGGTGATGAGCAGAAAGGACGAAATATGACAGTAGACGAATACAAGAGCCGTTATCAAAAACATATAGATTTTATCACCAAGTACAAAAAAGCCAGTAATGCTGCAACCGGCAGTGAGGTGGATTCTAATGCTAATGTAGAGAGTAAAAATATCACTACCCTCTCTGGTGAAATATACAAAAGAGAGGCCATTGGAACCAACCGATTGTTAATGATAAATAAGCTGGCTGAATTGTACGGCGCAGAATGGGCAGAGCGATATATTGACAGATTGGAGTCGCATTTGTTGTATAAACAAGACGAGACAAACTTGAGTGTCTATTGTGTCAGTATTACACTTTACCCCTTTCTCTTTAACGGTCTTGTACCGCTGGGCGGGCAAAGCGAAGCGCCTAAAAATTTGGATTCTTTTTGCGGCTCTTTTGTAAACCTTGTGTTTGCTGTGGCCGCGCAATTTGCCGGAGCAGTCTCCACTCCTGAGTTTTTGACCTATTTGGACTATTTTCTGCGACGAGAATTTGGCGAAGACTACTATAAGCACTCCAATGAGATTGTGATTCATAGCATTAAACCAAAGACAATCTGTGATAGGATAGACGCAGCGTTTCAGCAGGTGGTCTATTCACTTAATCAACCCGCAGCGGCAAGGAATTTCCAAAGCGTATTACAATGCGCCCTTATTCAGTAATGAATAATGCAAACTCCTTTAATTGCTGGGAACTCTGAAAATGGGCAGACGTTTAACAGAAGAAGACGATATTAGTGACTTTATGCGCGGATTGCCATAAAGCGAAACATCGCTCGTTACAGACAATCAGCAGCCAAGCCTCTATTGAGGAAGGTTCAACGACCATCGCGCAAGCGAGTACATCACAAGCGATTGGTGATGGAAATGGGGAGTATCCCTCTAAGGGATAGTGATATGGTCTAATCTATACAGTGATGTATAGCAGTTCACAAGAGAACGTATAAGGTGTAGCGAACCTTATAGAATATAAATGATTTTGGAATATTGCCTACTTTGACGACCCTTACTTTCACGGCATATTTACAGATTTTGTGTTCCCTGACGGTACAACTCCATGTTGGGAGAGCGTAAGTTGGCTTCAGAAATATTTTATGAAGTGGTTCAATAAAGAGCGCACTAAGCAAGTTCTGACCTTCCCCGTGGAAACAATGAATCTGCTGGATGACGGAGTGAATTATGTAGATCAAGAATGGGCAGATTTTGCCGCTGAAATGTATGCTGAAGGGCATAGTTTCTTTACTTATCGTAGTGGCAGTGTTGACTCACTCGCGTCATGTTGTTTTGCTCCCGATACTCAAGTGCTTGTTCGTTCCAGTGACGGTGAACGTTTAATACCCATTAAAGAATTGCATGATACCAAGTGGGCTGATAAGAGAAATCTGACAGTGTTCCATAACGGCAGTTGGGTGTCTGCAAAAACTATCGCATTACCGGCTGTGCGTCCTATGTATCGCATAGAGACAGCCAACAAAAAAGTTGTTGAAGCAACTGACAATCATATCTTCCCCACTTTGCGCGGAGATGTGCCAGTCAGCGAATTAACTACTGATGATTACATTCTTTGTAATACTCGACCTTTAATGGCAGTCAAAGAACGCGACTTGCATCTTACTTACGAACAAGGGTTTCTGATTGGTATGTATTTGGGAGATGGGAGTATTCGCCAAAACGAGACGAAAAATCATGCCATTTATTACTCAACTGACTTCTCTTTAAATGAAGCCAAATATACTAATTGTATAGGCGCTATGCGTAAGGCTTTATCTGATTGCGATATTGACAGAGACTTTACATTAGGTACACCTTACAACAATGTATATCCTGTGCGTATTAGCGGAGAAGAAGTGGTCACATTTATTCGGGAATATGTAGTGGGTAAGTATGCCGCAGAAAAAGGGCTTAACCCATCTATTTTCGCGCAATCTTACGATTTCCGCAAAGGCATATTAGATGGACTATATGCAACAGACGGGGGCAATAGCAACCGTATTTATACTACGTCTGAACGCCTTGTTCAAGACTTGGAAGCTCTGTGTACATCGTTGGGTCTCAGCACTGTGATTGATGTGTCAGATCGCACAGATGAAAAATGCGTTATCCGAGAACAAGAATATAATCACAACTACCCGTTGTGGTGTGTTCGTTGGTATACGCCACAAAACCGGCGCACATTGGCAGACGTATATAAAGTAATCAACAACGGCATTTATTTTAAGGTGCAAAACATCACCAGTGTAGCAAACAGTTATGACTCTGTGTATTGCTTTGAATGTAGGAACCAAGACGAGCCATATTTTACGCTGCCCAATGGCATGATCACCCATAATTGCCGTTTACGGAACGAGCTGCAAGACAACACCTTCTCTTATACGTTAGGTGCTGGAGGCATTGCAACCGGCTCCAAGGGGGTTATGACCATCAACATCAATCGCTTGGTGCAGTGGGCTGTGCGTGACGGCATTGATATATCTGATGCAGTACGGCAGATTGTAGATGAGTGCCACCACTACCTGATAGCGTTCAATGAGATTATGAAGGACAATTTTAAGTCCAAATTGCTGCCTGTGTACGATGCAGGTTATATCTCTTTAGAAAAACAATTCTTAACCATAGGCATCAATGGATTCGTTGAGGGCGCAGAGTTTCTTGGCATAGACATTACGCCCAATGAACAATATTTTGAGTATGGCGAAAAGATACTCAGACCTATTTTTGAAGCGAATAAAGCAGCTCGTACAGATGAACTGATGTTTAACACCGAATTTGTGCCTGCTGAAAACCTTGGGGTTAAAAATGCTAAATGGGACAAGGCAGACGGGTTGTTCTCTCCTCGCGAGTGTTATAACAGCTACTTTTTCCGTCCCGAAGATGATGGTGTCAATCTCATAGATAAATTTATCCTGCACGGCAACAAGCTCACACAGTATCTTGATGGCGGCAGCGCTAATCATGTGAATCTGCAAGAGCATTTGACCAAGAAGCAGTATCAAATTATTATGCAAGACGCCATCAAAACAGGTTGCTCTTACTTCACCTTTAATGTTCGTAACACTATTTGCAATAAGTGCGGTTATATTGATAAACACACTTTAACAAAATGTCCTAAGTGCGGGTCTGAAGACATTGATTATGCAACGCGCATTATAGGCTATCTAAAGCGCGTATCAAAGTTTAGCGAAGCTCGGCAAAAGGAGGCTGCTAAGAGGTATTACGGCAATGCTTAAATACACTTCTTATACGGTGGTGTTTCAAGAGGTTCCCGATGAAGTCAGTTTGGCTTTTGAGGTGAGTGGTTGCCCTTTTAAATGCGAGGGTTGCCACTCCCCACACCTGTGGGAAGACGTAGGGGCCCCATTGCTGGCATCACTGGCAGATGTTGTCGAACAGTATGCGCCCTATATCACCTGTGTGTGCTTTATGGGTGGCACACAGAATATCGACGAGCTGTGTAAAGCGTTGCAAATTGCGAAGACTTATCACCTAAAAACTTGTGTATATGCAGGCAATGATAATTGGTCTGAAATGGCAGACATATTGCCTCTTACTGACTATTTGAAAATGGGTAGCTACCAGCAATCTTTGGGCGCATTAAACAGTCTTACAACTAATCAACGGTTTTATCGTGTAGAACACGCACCGCTTGGCCCAGAACTTATAGACATAACATATTTATTTCAGGAGACTAAATGAAACGACCAACTAATATACATATTCGTTATACTAAGGATTATCCCGCCGAATTGGGGTATATCGGGGATAAGAAATCAGACTGGATAGACCTTTATACAGCCGAAACAGTAACTCTGCAAGCCGGTGAGTACACCCTCATCTCGCTGGGTGTTGCCATGCAGTTACCCGATGGGGTAGAGGCTAATATTGTACCTCGTAGCAGCACCTTTAAGAACTATGGTGTTTTGCAGGCCAACTCAATAGGCGTGATCGACAACACATATTGCGGCGACAACGACATCTGGAAGTTCCCCGCTTACGCCACCAGAGATATTACCATTCCCAAGGGTACACGCATTTGCCAGTTCCGATTAAACTATACAATGCGGACCGAGTTTGGCGAAATCAAATTTGAACCAGTCATTAGTCTCGGTAATGCTGACCGAGGCGGGTTCGGCAGTAGCGGCAAGTAGAGTAAAAAAAATAGGGAAGCTATCATACACAGCTTCCCTATTCGCATATATTGTTTTATGAGGTGAGGAACAAATGGATATAAAGAACATCTACCCCAATCTGACCGACGATCTTAGCACTTTAGCCATTATTGCCAATCAGCTTTTAACTGAAATTGATTTGCAATTATCCCAAGCACAGGTTATAATTAAATCAAGCGATGACGTGTACTGTGTAAATTAGGAGGGACACATGAACGCGGTATACGCCAGACAATCGTTAGATAAAAAGGACAGTTTATCTATCGAAACACAAATTGAACTCTGTAAACAAGAATTGGGTATAGATGTACCCACAAAAGTGTACATTGACAAAGGATTTAGCGGAAAGAATACAAATCGTCCACAGTTTCAGGAAATGATGAAAGACATTCATTCCGGCGTAATCAATAAGGTAACGGTCTATAAACTGGACAGGCTTAGTAGGTCGCTATTAGACTTTGCGGAAATGATAGAGGTATTCAAACAACACAATGTAGAGTTCCAGTCTACACGCGAGAAATTTGACACCTCTACCCCAATAGGCAACGCCATGTTGAGCATTATAATGGTCTTTGCCCAACTTGAACGTGAGACTATACAGTTACGTGTCAGGGATAACTACTATATGCGCTCGGCAAACGGAGCATACGACTCCACAGCACCTTATGGGTTTATCAAAACCAAGATCGCCCTACAAGGTAAGTCTGTGAGTTCACTTGTATGCGACCCAGAAACGACGCAGATATTGCGCGGTATCTTTGACGCATACGCATACACAAGCACATCATTAGGAGCATTGGCGAGGCAACTCAATCAGCGGCGTGTGCCATCTCCGGGCGGTGCAGCATGGGACTCCTGCAAACTTAGCCGCATCATGTCCAACCCCGTATATGTAAAGGCTAATGCAGACATATATAACTACTATCGCTTAACAGGCATCAACATCACCAACCCAATTGAAGCCTTTGCAGGCGTGAATGGTTGTGTAACGTATGGGCAGTGGGATCACAAACGGCGTAAGTTCGACCAGCTCAAAAGCCTCACATTATCTATCGGATTACATGAAGGGTTAGTTGATGCGCAAACATTCTTGTTGTGTCAGAACCGTTTAAATAATAACACACAGGTATATAATGGAGGACAAGGCAAACACTCCTGGCTGACTGGTTTGATTAAATGCGGCTATTGCGGCAAAGCTATGAAAGCGGATGTAATGAAAAAGGGTGTACCAAAGTTTCGATGCTCTGGACATGCCAATTACGGAACTTGTGATGATAATGCGCGTGTATCTATTGCACAAGTGGAAGAAGCGGTTGAGACCCAAATCATGCAACACATCCAAAGACATTCCGACCTACAAGCACAACAGATTGCCGAGTGCGACATCAAGGAGCAACAATACAAAATACAAATCAATAAAATCAATGAACAGATTGACAACTTGGTGAACGCAATCGCTCAAGGCTCTGCAACGGTCATAGGTTATCTCAACGATAAAATCGCTGCATTAGAAACACAACGCCATGAAATAGAGGTTGCGTTGCAAAAACATATACTGGAAAGACCGTCACCCGAAAACACCCGACAACTGTATGACACGCTGGATATGTGGCCCTATATGGATATTGCACAGCGCCATGAAGTCGCCGCAATGCTGATAAAAGAGGTTCGCATATTTACAGACGAAATCCGCATCTTTTGGAAATACGACTTATAAGACCATCGAAAAACCATATTTTTATGAGTTATAACTGATAAAATATGGGCCAACTTTACTCTAAGTCTGCCAAACCAGAACCACGGTTGACACCATCGACTGGAAGGAGGAACGCAGCGCACAGACCATACTGGATACCGTCATCCCCAAGCTTCACCCCGGCTGCGTAATACTCTGCCATAACAACGGATATAAGATAAAGGAATATCTGCCCACGCTTATCGAGACGGCACAGGAGCAAGGGTATGAGTTCGTTACGGTCAGCGAGCTGCGGCTTGAAGGGGATACAATTATAGATGTGAACGGGACGCAAAAGGCGGCGTAGGCGCCTAAGCAT